TGTCACAAAATCTCCTCAGAGAAAAGATGAATTTCTTATCTCTTTGGATAATTACTACTAGGTAATTGCTGGTAGGTGGTGGTCAAGTGGATGTTGGTTTTGGTTCGTACTATGCCTTACCCCCCCTGCAACTATGCCTTGCCCCTACTGGCACCCCATTGCTCTGCCTTACCCCTATCTAGTCTCTAGGCATAACGGATTGCGTTATGCGGTCCTAGGGGATTACGCGGCCTTTGTAATCCGTGAAAGGAAAAAGCGGCGCTTTCTTTCTTGTCCTAAATGGACTTATCTAGTCATCTGAGTCAGGATAAATTTATCCAGAAGTAACTAGCGGTCAGTGGTTTTATCTAATCCCTGTGAAAACGTATGGTACGGAGCACCGGTATAGGGGTCGAACTTGGCAGATGCGGCGATTGCTTTTAGTGCAAGCTTTCGCGCTGCACCAACAGTCATCTTGCCTTTCGGTTGCATGGCGAACATCGCTCCGAGTGCGTACTGAGCGCCGCTTCCGATGGCAAACATCCCACTGGAGTCTGAAATCCATGAGTAGTCACCGTCAATGATGTAAATCTGTCCATTGACAGCCATGAATATCGTTGAAGCGTGTTCGGCGATATGTTGTTTTGAATCGTTGTCGGGTGAGGCATATCCCTGTGCTTCGAAGCATTCTCTCAAGCTTGGGATAAATTTAACTGTAACAAAATGGTCAAGCTTCTTGCCTTTGAGATTTGGGGGCGGAGTTGGTGGGCTGAATGCATGATGCAGGATATTTATTGCCCGCAGGTCGCCGGCAGCGCCGAGTATGTACTTACCGTTAATCCCTAATTTGCTGTTGTTCTCTTTTAGACCGACAATTTGCGAAATCAAATTTGACTCGGCATCGGTCTCAGCGATACGCGAATCAGCGGTCGCTATACAGAACCCATCTCCCTGAATGCCGATTATTGTTGTCAACTGATATCGTCTCTATTCGGTAGTTCATCGATGAGTAGTTGTGATATCACAGCCCAAGGGTCGTCTGACTTGTTTTCGTCAATTAACTTTCTTGTTGATTCGGTGAGGGCGTACAGCCAATCACCGTCACTATTTATCCCTACTACTTCAATCAAACCTTGTTTCCTCAGAAGTTCCATGTCCTCGAGGAGGTTTTCTTTTGAATAGTCGCTCCACTCTTGCGGAAGGTCGTTTGAACTCATGCGCTGTACTCCTTGCCTCGGAAGAATCCTCGTCCGTTATAAATCCACATTGGCTCGTAGTTGAACCATTCGTTGCCTACCCCTGGCGGCTGGTACTGGACTACTGCCATTCCCTGTTGCCAGTTCTCTGCTCCCATGAGCATAGGACGTCCGAATTCATCTGCGCCAGATTTCGTGGAAGGAACTGCGCCGTCTATCCTGCAGAGACAGCCAGGACTTGCCGCCATGATGGTTCTTGGACCATTCTTGGACAGACGAGTGCGGAAGGCATACTCTGTCCTGTGGATATGTCCGTATATCACCGACACATGGGCGTCATTTAGGTACTTACTGGTCGTTGAACCATTGGACGTAACCTTGTGTCCGTGGATAACCATCAGGTTTTCATTCAGGCTGACATAGGACTCTGGGTATCCAGGAATATAGTCAACCCCGAACTCGTCCATTCGACAAAGGTATGGAACCGACATGGCTGGCCAGTTATCCCTCAATTCGTCATTGAGTTTGCCTCTAGTGATTCCGAAGGCGGCTTCGGCGTTGGTTTGGACATATCTCGCCATTCTGGCTTCGTGGTTGCCGGCAATCCACGAGATTTTTGCATTTGGTGCAGCTGACCTAATTTGGGCACAAAGCATTGTTGCCCTGTCGATAGCTGCCTGAACTAGTTGCTTAAACGGAGCAGCAGTCAAAAATTTGCCGAATTCTGCAAAGTCTAAGTTGTCTCCGACCATCACCACTTGATTTGGCTGGATGTCTTCAATCAGTTTCAAGGCTACTGCTATTGCCTGCTCGTCGTGGATTGGTTCCAGGTCCATAGAATCCAATGATTTACGGTAAAAGCCGATTTGTATATCAGGTACGATGACAGCCTCTTCCCAGCCTTTCGGACGGGTGACTTTTGTCGTTGACTTTTGTAGTTGTATCTTGGGGCCTTGTTCAATTAGTGGCCACTGTGGCCCCTGGTCCCAAGTGGGGCTGAACTGAATTGCTTGCAAATTATGGACTTCCGTCTCGCCCAATTCGTTCTTTGTTACCGTCTGATACAACGACACTTTGTTAATAGTCCCAATTTCGGACGGGTCGATGTTTTTGGCCTTGAGCATCGCTGCGATATCACCGAGAGCCTTGGCGCTAGCATCTTCTTTTTGCTGGGCCACCTTGACGGCTTTTAATTTTTCACCCAGTTTTGATGTTGGCTTTTTCTTTGTGGTCATTTCTTTAGCCTCTCTGCTATGCAGCATGTCCGTGCTTCATCGTCATCTTTGAAGCAATTTCTTTTCTCTCCGAGAAATTCTCGACTTAGCGATATGCCTTCTGACTTCAGTGTCCGAACTAAATTCATTGTGGACACGTCGCTACGCAGGATGTCAATAAGAAGCTGTGATTCATCGTCTTCGAGGTCAGTGACCAATCTTCCCAACTTACATAGCTGTTGTTTACCCTGCGTCGCCTTTAGCGAATTCAATGCATCTTTTAGCATTATCCCCACCTGCTACTCTCTCTTGGTATGAATCGTTTACCGACTGTGAATTGTGGTGTGACCTCTGTCGTGACCCCAATTGATAGTACACCATGGACGTGGGGAGCGGGTGACATGTCATGAGGGCACAAAAAACTGAAGACATTAAAAAAGCTTTGGAAGAAGTTATCGATGCGAGACCTGGGGAGTCGACGGAAGAAACGCTTGAGAAAATACTTCGCGCATTAGACAGCAAGAAGGTTTTGCGTTACCATCGTGATTCTGACATAGGTCTTCTATCAACACCTGGACGTGTGTTGATTGCGATAATTGAAGACCCGACTATGACTATTCGCGCAATTTCTGTATACTTAGATTTAAGCGAAACCATGATTGACAAAACAGTTAAGCAGCTGATTAATGCTGGTCTAATTACAAAGACAAAAGTCAATCGCCAAAATATTTATCGGGTTAACCAAAATCTCGTTCTTGAGCAACCTGATATACGACATTTTGCCAATGCGATTGAATCGATGTACTCAACGCAAGAAAAAAACGAAGATGAAGTTGTAGAACAAGAACCCTTCTAATACGCTTCCAGCTCATGCCAGGCTCAACAAAAGGATTAGTCGTTTACAACTCAGCTGGGTACAACACCCTTTGCTTCGCAAAAATGATGAAGTCTTACGGACGGTCATTTAGCGCAATTCAATTAAAAGAATGCCTTCGGGGTGTGTTCCATGAAACTGGAATCTCTCGCGCTAAAGAGCAATTAAAGTCTTTGGAGAAAAATGGCTACATATCCCGGGCATCAGAGGATGAGTGGCTCATAACAGAAAATGGAATTGAGCAGATTTTTAAATCAGCCGCTGTTTACCGCGGTCAAAAAGAAAGATTTCTTGGCAAAAGGTATGTAGCTAATACAAATAAGCAGATATCAAATATTGCAAAATCAGACAGCATGGACAAGTATGACGAAGAAGAAGAAATACTTATTGCTGTCGAAAACAGGATGAGATTAATTAAAAATAGACGAGCAAGTCAAAAATCTAAGTATCGCTCTCAGTAGTTTCTTCGTCTTCGTTGTTCGCAATAATCCATGCTTGAAACACATCGTCGGATGTCGGCATAAACCACAGCTGTGAAGAATCGATATCATCTACATCTCCTATAAGCGTCCAGCAGAGAGATAGCTTCTCCATTGCCGGAGATACGCCACCATTGCAGTCCATCCCGTATCTGGTGATGTGTGTTGAGACTATGCACTCGCCTTTCCGATTCTTGCATGGCCCATCTTTTTCCTCATGTGGACAGAAGATGGAGAGTATTTCGAGTTCAGCACGGTTTATCCTAAGAAGAAGTTCGTGGCCATCACAGTGCCATAGTTGTTCTATCTCTTTAGGTGCGGGCATTTCGGATAAATTTCAAAATTGTGGTTCGACCTTGGGCGCGGTGGGACAACAAAAAGTTATCACAGCAAAATGTCAAATAGGTGTAGGTATTTAGTTGCAGCAAATTATGCAGTTGCTGATTTTTCTTTCTTAGTCGCAGATGCCTCTTCCGCTTTTGCCTCGACCTCTTGTCTGGCCTGGCTGAAGGCTCCGTCTATTTCTGCAACAGAGAGTTTACCGTCATCCATATATGCACGAGCGAGTCTTTCCACAACAGTTGCTACGCCGCCTATGCCGGCAACAAAGCATGCTTTCCACAGTGGGATTCCAGCAATTGCACCAGCTCCGATGACGCCAAGAGCATTTGATGCAAAAACAGCAAGAATTCTAAGCACGATGTGCTTTAAGTTATTCATACCTTGCTCTTTTTCTTGTGTCGTATCTCGCTAACCAAACCAACGGCATGGTCGTTGATATGGCCATCTATTTTTGCTTCAATTACAGCTATATCTAAATCAATATCGTGAATATCTTCACGCAGTGCTTCTAGGCGTTCGGCGACAATTCCGTGGTCGCGTGTGTTTTCTTTTCTGCCCTTTTGCACAAGGGCAATAAGAATTCCGAAACACCCTGTGATTATTGCTGGAAGAATTGCTTGTTGCATAGTCCCTCGATTGTTGTTAAAGGCCGAGAAGTTCTTTTACTTTTGGACCAGCTACCGAGTCAGCTGCAAGATTGTTGGCAATTTTAAACGCCTTAATTGCTTCGTCGGTTGCGGCATCTTTTTGCCCGTTGATTGCGCCCTTATAGAAACCCTTAGCCTTAAGTGCTTCTTGGAGCTTGCTTATGTCGTTGCTACCAGATGCTGGGGCTGGAGCACCACCTGCTGGAGCAACTACTCCGTTTGCGTCCATCCATGCTTTTACAGATGCCGGAACATTGTCGCCGTTGACATATCGAAGGTGCCATGGCTCTGATGGAACCACTTCCCATGAGAAACCAAACTCTTTAACATTTGCAATAAGCCAGTTGAGGCGCTTTGGTTCTGATGCTGAATGAACGTCAACGGCCAAGCCGAGGTTATGCTGCGATTTACCCGGCGTGGCAAGCATCGCCATACCCTTCTTGAGATACCAAGTCTTCCCCTCAAATGTTTTTGTGCTGGTACCGGCTACTGGCTCAAGCTGGTATCTGGTGAGAAATCCTTTTTTTTGGCTCTCGTAATCTCTATATGTATCGCCGCTGGAAGTCGGTTTTAGTTCAACACCTTCAGCTTTTGCTTTCTCAACCATTGCCGTCCATGCGGATGCAGCAATCCAATGCATTTTCCCACCGCCTGGGACAGCTCTTAAAAGATTGGCAGGGAGCTTTCCTGGTTCGATGCCTTTAAGGTCTTTTGGAAGAACTACGGGGACGATGTAATCCCATGCAAGCTTGCTCATTGTCAACTCTTTTCGTGCAAATAACTGAGAGCGCTAAAGAACGCTAAAAGATTTTACAACAAAAGTTGGATAATAATAAGTTACTAAATTGAGTACTTATTCCCCATCTGGCTCTTTCATGTGGAGGTACATCGCGCAAGCAAATGCGATTGACGTACCCCATAGCGCTACCTGCTGGGTAAACCCGGACAATGTGAAGTACATCACCACTGCCCCAGCAAGAGTGAATCCAGAGCCCATCACTCCGTAAACAAATTTCTTAGTGAAATTCTTCCAGTCCATAACTCTTACTCCATCTTCGTATTTGTAAATAGATATTCTCTTAATCCATTCAGGACCTTCGCCCTCGATTGCTCCACCTTCCTCGGCTTCTTCGTCCTCCCTGCGGACCGCAACGTCTTGTCTTGGGCCAGATGGGCTAGATGGACTAGAGCCTGGGGTTGGTATTCCACCAGCAGCAGCGGCTAGAGCCACAGTACTGGTCACCAAGTTTACCGCAATTACGCTTCTTCTTGTACCAACATCTATAGAAGAACCCAATGCGGTATACGTATCAAACACTCCGGCGAATACGTTGATTTCTTCTTCAAATGATTCCTTAACATCGGTTGGCGCCTCGGTGAGTGCTTCTGAAATTGCAGCACCCGCTTCTTCGGAAACTTCGGCAACAACGATTGCGTTAAACACTGAGGCTGCTTGTTCGCCGTCAATGCTTTCGAGAACCTTGGCGCTAGTTGCAAGTTCGGTTGCTTGTCCTGACTCAATGCCACCCTCTTGCTCAATTACCAACGTGACGACTTGTCCGACCTGCTCGCTTGAAATCGTGTCAGATTCCAACACATCCACGATTACACCAACAGACTCAGCGTCTAGTTCATTACCCAAGACTGCGGTGAAGGTTTCAATCAAAACCTCGTTGCTTACTTCTTCGTCAAAGACCGCACCAAGAACAGTGTTCAACAACTCTGAGGTGAGTTCTTCCTCCAACACATCAACGATGAGGTCAATGGTTTCTGCGTCGGAAAGGTCACTGTCAAACACGCTGTCAAAGATTGCTTCTGTTTCTGACGCGCTTAGGTTTGTTTCAAGCAAGTCTCCAAGTACGGTCATAGTGTCCGCAACCGATATATCTTCGTCAAATACGGCTGCCATAACTGTGTCTAGGTCGCCAGAACTAAGCGGACCATCAAAGATTGACACCAAAGCCGACACCATATTCTCAGCAGAAGTATCTTCTGAGAACGCTGAATCCAAAACTGCCGTCAACTGTGCGCTAGTGATGTCTGCATCCAGCATCGTCGTCAGTGCTTCGGTGAATACATCTGCCGAAACATCTTCGGTAAACACGGCTTCTAGGACATTGTCAAACTGAGTGTCGGTAAGTTCTGCGCCAAGAAGTGTGTCAAGAACAGTGCCAACCTCGTCAGCGTCAATATCGGTAGTGAACGTATCTTCAAGAATATTGTCCAGTATGACCGTCGTGATTGGCTCGTTGTCTTCTATGTCTGTGACGGTATAATCATCTGGTGGAATTATTATTACTACCGTTTCGGTTTCTGTTGGGTCTATTCCAATTGGTTCTGAATATTCTGGAATTGTCTCTGTCGGCAATTCGATTCCAGGTTCTGTTTCTACGGGAAGCGGCACCGTTGTGGATTCTGTTTCAGGCTCTGGGTATTGCGGGAGTGGCACTGTTGTACCGTATGGGGGAGTCACGACGACAGGAGCGACAGTCGTACTGGTCGTAGTTGTAGTAGTAGTAGTAGTAGTAGTTACTGGAGTCGGGTCAAGAACAGTTGCATCAACAGTCACTTCTGGTCCGTACACGCACGGACCCACTCCTTCGTTGGAGAAACAACTCTGATTTCCCGCTTTGATACCGAAACGAACTGGTCCATATCCAGTCGTGACAGGATTACTTCCAGAAAACATCCCAGTGCTTAACGAGTAGTTGGTTCCTTGATTAGTCCAAACTCCCCAGCCTCCTGACGTGGCTCCACCAATCACGGTTAGGTCATAAAAACTAACCGAGTAACCATAGATGGCGGTATTGCTTGCCGCCGATGCATCCCAATCAAGGTCAACACTTCCGTCTGCGTTTGCAACAGCCGTCAGGTTTGTAACTGGATTCAGGTAAGCAGCAGTGGGGGCAGGAATGTCGGCAGGAACAAAAGAAAGAGTTGAGCCATATGCCGAGCCTGAAGCATTAGTGACTTTTAGTCTGAAGTAGTAGGTGGTTGAACCAGTCAAGCCTTCAACAACTGTTGATACGGTTGAAAGAGATGTGCCAGTAAAAGTTCCAGAGACCGGAATGTCAACGACAGTTCCAGAGAAGTCAGCCGTCGTGCTGTATTGAAATACAGCTGTAGAACTAAATCCATTGGGGTTTAGCGTTCCGGACAGCGTCACAGGACCGTCATCAACTGTGACAGTTGGTTCCTCTGATGAAACTATTGGCGCAGTAGCTGCAAGGGTTTCAAAGTCAAATACAGCAGACTCTGTTGTTCCAGTTTCATTAGTTGCAACAATCTTTGCGTAGTAGGTTTCGCTTGGGTCAAGACCAGTAATCTCTGCATCAATAGCTACTTCATCTGAACCAGTAAAAGTCCCCATTGATATTGTGCTAGAAGTTCCAAAGTCCGGGTCAGTTGAGTAGACCAATTCTGCTGTGGTAGAGAAACCCTTTGGGTTAACTGTTGAAGCAATAGTCGCAGAAGTCTGGCCAATACCGCTTACAACCGGAGAGCCAAGAACTGGGGCATTGTTTCCATCAGCCGAAAGAACATAGCTAATGCGGAACGAAGTTGAAGAGCCAGCTCCAAGTGTTGGAACATTCAGGGCAACGTATATTCCTGCGTCGGCATACATTTCTCCAACATTGCCAAGATATGTTCCGCTAGTTGCAAGTGTGTTTCCAGCGTTCCAAATGTCAGCAGGGTCTGGGGAAGAAAATCCACCAGTTTGTCTAGCAACACGAGCACGAGCGTCAAATGACTGAAGAGCAATAAATGCGTTATTTCCCCACCTTGCTGTTGCTTGTGCTTCTGTTCCTTGACCAGTTACACCGTTGCAAGACTGGAACATTGATGTACTCACGGTTCCACCAGCACAAGTCATAGAGCCAGAGCCAGTTGCGTTGTCTGGGTCAAAGCCTCGACCAAAATACACATCACTAATTGCGGACTCGGTTGTGTTGGTAAGAGTCACGTCCGTATGAAGCGCTTGCCCTGCCGTTGGAACGCAGTACCTTTGCGAAACACTTACGCCGTTGAATGGGCTGGCACTAATCCAAGAAACGCATTGAGACGAGCCAGAGTCTTGAATGTCAGAAACCGCACCTGCGATAAGTGTTTGACCGTGGTCGTTTTTGCCAATACTCCCAGCAACCTTCATTTGCCAGCCCTCAAAAGGTGAGCCTGGACAGAAGTAGTCTCCGTCATCCGTTGTTTCACCCCAGCCGTCCATTTCACGGTCAACTCGGAATCCGAGGCAGTTTGTTGGGTTTGCGTGGAAACCCGAAGGAACGCTCGTTGAGCCAAAGGCTCCGTTGGCTCGTACGCCAACTTCGGCATACTCTCCTTGAAGGAAGGCTTGTCCATTGGATATTTGAGTATTTGTGGTGAATGTCGCCCCAGCGGGCACGGAAAAACCAAAAATCGAGATAAGCAGAAAAAATACTGACGGAACTGCCATCACAAGAGCAGGTTTGTTTACACGGTTACGCCTTCTGAACACCTACACCTCCAAAAAAATACCACTAATTCTAGCATTTTTTTGGAGTGTGCTAAATATAATTTATTAAATCAATTTAAATAAAAGCAACTTGCGTCATTTGTTGTTTGTGCACATAATTGCGAAGTGCCAATGCCAATGACCAACAACTGGCCACTTGATACCATCGTTCATCCAGCTGCTGCCAGATGGGTCTTTGGGTATGACGTCAAAAACGTCTTGCATTTCAGTAAATCCAGCCTGATGTAAGAGTTTCCAAACTCTGTCGTGATGACAGTTCCAGTGGTGGTGCGCACCATCCCACCACTCAAGGCCGGGAACATGCGTATCTTCAACATCAAGGTGCTCCATGACTGACAAGACCATTTCCCATGGCTCTTGTCCCTGAGCCCATCGCTTGATTGTTCGTCTGACGTCTGGTCCACAAATAAGGAACTGTGCTCCAGGTTTTGCTATTCGTTTCATATCGGAAACGAATGCAGGCACTTCTTTCCATGGAATGTGCTCAAGCACATGCCCAAGAAATACTGCGTCAAAATAATTGTCGTCAAATGGATAGGGTTTGCCGGGCTCAACACGAACGTCTGGTCGCGTGTCCTCAGTAACCCATGTATCGGTATTGACCCATCCTTTTGCGTAATGAGTTCCACAGCCGGCATTAAGTAAATTCATTATCGTCCTACATTTCCGCCATCGATTGGGAAGTACCAACCATCTCCGTGGCGCTCTGCTTTTGGCATGTCACTTCTATGATTAATTCCGGAATAATGGGCAATAAGTGATTTTCTAATCATTCCCGTTTGGTTTGGTAAAGAACCCCTGTGAAGAAGTCGTCCATGCCAAAATAAAACGTCACCGCGTTCTGGCAGGTATGTTAAAACTTCAGCATTACGCTTTTCAATTTGATGAGTAAATATAGGGGTAAGAATTTCTTCGCTGTATGTAGGCCATCGATAATCTCGTTTTTCCGGCGGAAGTACCTGGAGAATTTTTTCCCGTGTTACCGTAGGCCACCTGTGTGAGCCAGGTATTAGTTGAAACGGACCAGAATCTGGATTGATTGTTTCAAGCGCAATCCATATTGCAACATAAAAATCTCCTACATGTTCTGGATTTAGGTATGTATCTTGATGCCAGTTTCTTGTTGTTGTAACCCATCCAGTCAGGTTAAGGTGAACGGCCGCCGGTTCGCCAATGAGCTCTTCCATTGTGTCGTTAATTCCCTTGAACGTAAGGATTTCCATTACCTCTGGGTGTCTTCTGTATGGCGTGCAGTCTGGCCAACCTCCAGGTCGAGTCATTGAGAATTGACCGTCTACGTATTCTGCGTTGTTTTCAATCCAGCAAGCTTCGTAGCGTTCCATTAGTTCTTCTGGAAGAAGTCCTTTTTTAATCACGAAGCCGTTGTCATTCCAGTCAGCTGGGCCTGGTTCTGGTGCCGGAACGGTTAGTTCTGCGTACTGCTGTTCAAGGAATTCTGTCGTACTCATATCTTCTCCAATATTACGCGAAACGTTGCATCCCAGTCGTCACCACGCTTATCCATGGTGAAATCTTTAAGAAGTTCGTAATTTTCGTCGATTTCATCTTTTCTCATTCTTGCGTCGAGGAGCTCATCTAAATGATAAACCCATTCAGACGTTGAACGAGCAACCCGTCCTATCCCCTGGTTGGCAAGGAGCTCATATTCAGGCGAATAGGATGAAACAAAAGGCACACCAGCTGCAGCATATTCCAGTCCCTTAATAAAAGATTTTGCATGATTGAAAGAGATGTTGTTCAGCGGTATCAGCCCAATGTCAATGTGTTGAAAAAGTGATGGGTACGAAAGAATTGGAACCATTGGCGACATTTTCGTAATTGAATCAGGAATGCCAAACATATGGTTTGCCTGTGGCGCAGTGGTGCTGTGTCCGGAGTGATGAAATCCAAGATTTCTTATCTCTAGGTATTGTCCAAGAAATGGAGATAATTGCTCTAGGTCGTTTGAGCGCCAATGCGTAGCTCCAACCCAGCCAACTTTTGTTTTTTTATTCGAGCGAAATTGTTTTTTTTGCCACCTAGGCAGGTCTATCCCGTTTCGGACGAGAAAAACATTATCTCGTTGTTTTGCGTAGTAGTCGAACAAGAATGGCGTTGATGTGATTACGGCGTCAGCAGAAAGAATTATTTTAGAATATATTTCGCGATTTGATTTTGGATTTTTATCTGGATGTGTTGCCTCAAAAGCCCTATTTGATTCAGACAACCCATCAAACCAATCGTCAACATCAACTACGATTTTTTGACCCATCGCACGGGCAAGTGGCATGGCATCTAGTACTTCTTGTTGCATCAATAATTTAAAAACTATAATGTCCCAACCGTGAACTGCTTTATCTCCTTCGACAAGCATTCCGAAACCACGCTGTGTTGTGAAACCTGGGAATCCAACAGAAGAAAACCAGCCACGCTTATTCAATTCATCCGCAGGCAACTTACACCTATACCAAGCACACCCATTTGGTTGTAGTGGGTTCGTTCCCCACGACCAGTCATGGGTAAGAAATGCGATTGTTGGTTTTTGTGGTTTTTTCATAGGCGTTTTAAAGATACTAATTTATAAATAGCGCAGCGAGAGCAGTAATTGGTTCACGGCGAATAAAAAAATACATGTGATATTATTGTTGTGTCATCTATTCAAAAATGGGAGAACATGATGAATCAAGCATTCATGAAAGACGTTGTTGAGAGAGCAGCAAGAACATTTGCCCAGGGTTACCTTGGCTCATGGCTGGCCACCGGAGCAGATTTTGACGGGCTAGTTAATGCTTCAAACCTAAAAGTTGGCGTTGTTGCCGTTGCCTTGTCGGTCGCGATGAGCATGGGTCTCAAGAAGGTTGGGCCAAATAAGGACTCCGCTTCAGTTTTGTAAGGCGGATTGCCGACCAGCCCGGCGTGTTCTCATCTACAATCTTGTAGGTCAATGATTGGAGAAAGCCGTGTCAATGGTCGCGGGAAGATACAACATCACTTGTCAGCAAGGGTCAACTTTTGACCTTCAATTGACGCTGCAGTACACAAATCCTGACTACGCCAATGGCTGCGGCGGAGCTGAGGTGTGCCCAGAGTTTCTTCCGTGGGACCTCACCGGGTATACCGCAAGAATGCAAGTCAGAAGATATATGGAGTCGGCAACAACAATTACAGAACTGACGACCCAGAATCTTGCTACAAATAGAATTACGCTCGGCAACCCAGACCCGGAGGATGGAACGATAACCCTTTTTATAAGGGCCGAGGACACCCGAGCAATAACCATGTCTGGTGTTTACGACATTGAAATAATCTCGCCAACAAACGAAATAGACAGAATACTGCAGGGCGACTTCATTCTTTCACAAGAGGTGACGCGATGACAGGCGAAAACGTAGTCCAAGTAATCACAACTGAAATCCCAAACCGAGTTCTTGTTACCACGACACGCGCACCCGGTGTTCAACAGTTTACGTATCAAGTTCAGGTATTCACTGTTCCGGGAACATTGAGCACCGGGACGGGAAGAGCAAAATTTTACATTCCTGGCCCAATAACAATCGGGAACGTAAGAGCTTCGGTTGGTACCGCACCGACCGGGTCTGACCTAGTGATAGACGTGAACAAAAACGGAACGACAATATTCACTACCCAGGCAAGCAGGCCAAAAATTTTTGCAGGACAAACTCTCGTCTCAACTTCAACACCAAACGTTACGGAATTGACGACTGGTGATTATTTAACAGTTGACATTGACCAAATAGGGTCATTAAATCCAGGGGCCGACCTATCAGTTCAAATAGAGTTCACCCCTTAGGTGTATTCTTGTAGCAAGCGGTATTAACCGGTCCCTAGCAAAAAGGTATCAATCACATGACAATTTCAAACTTCCTAGAAAACGAGCTACTCGATACCTTGGACGGTTCGGGTTCTGCATACTCGGCTTCTGCTACTTATCTCAAGCTTCATCTTGGAGACCCAGGCGAAAACGGAACTGGCAACCCAGCAACCGAGACAACACGCAAGGCAGTTTCTTTTGGTGCCGCTTCTGGTGGCTCAAAGACATCAACTGCAACTGTTGAGTGGACGCTCGTTGCTGCTACAGAGACATACTCGCACTGGTCGCTGTGGGATAACTCAACTGCTGGTAACTGCCTCTGGTACGGTGCTCTTTCTGCGAACGCTTCAGTTACTGCTGGCGACACGTTCGAAATCACTTCCCTTACGCTGACACTCGAGTAAGCCAGAGGGGAGTAACCCCTCATGGATGAACAAGAGATAATTGGTTTCTCGGAACCATTCCGAGGGACCTCGTCGTTCTATGTAGGATTTAAAACAGTATCGGAGAATGCCTCCGCTGCTGGCAGTGGTTCTTCTTCCGTATCCCAACTTCATACGGCAATACGGACTGCGTCAGCGTCTGGCATATCCAGTCATACAGTCATCTCGCTCCATGTATCACCACGTGGCGCAACTGGTTCTGGCTCCGCAACAGCTGGGGACCAAGCGATTGGACTTCACACTGCACCACGTCAAGCGTCTGCTTCTGCGAATGGAGATAGCACTGCCGACGGCTTGCATACCTCACCAAGAACGGCATCTGGAAGTGCAACGGGCTCCTCGTCCAACCTTAGCGAAGTCATTACGTTCCTTAGGTCTGCAACTGCTAGTGGTGGTGCCACGCCTGGAGATTCGGCAATTGGCCTACACACCGCGCCAAGAAGCGCATCTGGGTCTGGGACATCAAGCGAATCTTCAACCAGAGTTAGAACATCCGTTGTTTCCGCAACTGGTTCCGCAACGAGCAATTCAACCGCTATTGGTCTACACACCTCGCCAAGAACGGCAAGCGCATCCGGCCAGTCAAACGAGTCTGCAATACGACTCATTATTTCCCCAAGAAGTGTTACTGGTTCAGGAAATGGCGACTCGCTTGTTCTCGCCCTACATACCCATCTCCGGACTGCTTCAGCTAGTGGTTCTGGAACATCTAACAACTCAATTCTCTACTCAAACCTTAGAACCGCTCAAGGTTCAGGTTCTGCAACCGCAGGTGACACTGCCCTAATTCTTCATTCAAGCCTTAGAACCGCAAGTGCTTCTGGAAGCGGTTCTGAAAATTCATCTTCGTTCAAGACACCTGTTAGAACAGCTTCTGCTGCAGGACAGTCATCTGAGTCTTCAGATGGTCTACACACATCACCAAGAACAGCAAGCGGTTCTGGTGATGGAGATTCATCAGTTTCTCAACTGTTCACCCATCTCAGAACAGCATCTGCTTCTGGAACTGGTTCGTCAAATAACGCAATTGTTCATTCAAATCTCAGAACGGCATATGGTTCTGGTTCGGCTACTGCCGGAGATACGGCGACAGGACTGCACACTGCACCAAGAGCAGCAACTGCTGATGGGGCAGGTTCATCTGTATCTGAAGAAAGAGCAACATTCTTCAGAACTGCATCTGCCAATGGTGTCGGTTCGTCAACATCTAGTGAATTGCGAACTGTTCATAGAACCGGTTCTGCATCAGGGGTCTCTGACTCGCTTGCATCTTTCAGGTACGGAAAACTGAGAACTGCATACGGAGACGGTGGTGCGACCGCCAACGATGAAGCACTCATCCTTCATACCTCAATCCGAACCGCAAGCGGAGATGGTGATGGCTCTTCAACTTCGTCTTCAATTAAGACTCCTGTTAGAACAGCGAATGCTTCTGGTCAGAGTTTTGAAAGTTCAGACGGACTACATATTGCACCAAGAACTGCAGACGGTTCTGGCTCTGGTGATTCATCGACTTCAATTATCACTACTTTCATTCGTACTGCAAACGGTTCTGGACTTGGTTCATCCAACAACTCGGTTCTATATTCGAATATTAGAACTGCTCAAGGTTCTGGTTCGGCAACAGCTGGCGATGAAGCCATTGGATTGCACACCGCACCTCGAACGGCAACTGGCGAAGGGACTGGTGGCTCTAGTGCCTCAATCCTTTATACCAATCTTCGTTCCGCAAGTGCATCAGGTGGAGCGACAGCTGGAGACGAAGCAGTTGGCCTGCACACAGCTCCAAGAAACGCAACTGGTTCTGGCTCTGGCACGGAGAGCACGAATGAATTCAAGATTCTTTATAGAACATCTGTATCTGTTGGAACATCAAGTCAAACAGCAACTGGTCTACACGTTGCACCAAGAGCTGCTACTGGTTCTGGTTCTGCCACAGCTGGAGATACTGCAGTTGGCCTGCATACAGCACCAAGAACTGCAACCGGCAATGGAATAAGCGGTTCAAGCAATGCGACTCTACAAAGCAATCTTCGTTCAGCAACTGCTTCTGGCGGTGCGACTGCAGGCGATACAGCAAATGGTCTTCATATTGCACCAAGAACAGCAGATGGAAATGGAACTGGAGATTCGGCGACATCAATCGTCACAACATTTATCAGAACCGCTTCTGGTTCTGGTTTTGGAAATTCAAACAACACCATCTTGTACTCAAACCTCAGGACAGCTTTGGGTACTGGTTCTGCAACAGCTGGCGACGAAGCAGTTGGGTTGCATTCACATCTCCGAAATGCAAATGGTTCCGGAACAAGCGGTTCATTTGCCTCAAGTCTTCACAGCAATCTCCGTCAGGCAACAGCATTTGGTGGGGCCGCGGCTGGCGATGAAGCGAACGGTTTGCATACTGCACCAAGAGGCGCAAGTGGAAATGGAACTGGTTCATCATCATTAGCTCAATTGCTAACGATTATTAGAACCGCATCAGCAAGTGGTCAGAGTTCTCAATCAGTAACGCAATTAATAACAACACCGCTTACTGCAACTGGTCAAGGTGGAGCAACCGCAGGAGACACTGCAGTTGGATTGCACACCGCACCAAGAACCGCGAGTGGAACAGGCCATTCAAGCGAAACAGCAAGTTATGACACAGACCCAATCCAGGGAATTACAGCTGGATACTGGGGTATTCAGGCTCTCATTAGTTGAGATGAAGTAAACTAGGAGTAATCATGGCAGCATTTACACGCAAACAATATTCGGGTGCAGCGCGCAACACGACGACAACAACGCTGCTGACGAACGTTGGCACAACTGTTGACATTGCGGCAACAACTGGATGGCCATCCATTGCTGGCATCCCGTTTTACGTAGTAATCCGACCATCTTCGATATATGAAGAAAAGTGTTTGGCAACGATTTCTGGCTCAACCCTAACCCTGACAAGAGCCCAAGACGACACCACCGCATCCGAGCACCCAATTGGTTCGGTTATTTACCCAGTATTCACCGCCAATGACGCAGACGAAGCAAACGAACTTGTAAGCAAACTCACCACCAAAGGCGACTTGCTCGTTACTGATGGAACCAATCTTCTTCGTTTGGGTGTTGGAGCAGAAGGCTACTTCCTAAAAGCAAGTAGCTCAGCATCTGCTGGAGTTGAGTGGGCGTCAATACCAACAATCAACAGCCTCAATGACATTGGTGATGTAACAATTAACAACGTAGAAGAGGGTGATTTCCTTGTTTACAAGAACTCTGCTTCTGCTTGGATTAACGAAACAATCCACTTCATTACAGTCTCTGACACGGAACCTACTGACGAGATAAGAGTCGGCGACTTTTGGTATAACTCAAGCGAACTTGAACTTTATACATATTACTCAGGTTCGTGGATTCAGGTAACGCTCACACCAGAATTCCTAACAGTTGAAGAACTGGACAATGTATACATTGACAACGCAAACGCTGGCGATGTTTTAGCATTTGACGGCCTTGACTGGTACAACGACACTGTTTCAAATTTGTTTGGTTCCCACATAATCGCATTGAGTGGAGATGTTTCTGGCTCGGTCATGTTCGATGGTTCTGCAAGCGTAAATATCTCAACAACGCTTCAGCCGAACAGCATCGCCCTGGGTGTTGATACAACTGGCAACTATGTAAACGACCTAACCGCAGGCACTGGTGTCACGGTAACGCATACTCCTGGTGAAGGCTCAAGTCCAACGGTTGCTATTGGACAGGCTGTTGGCACTTCCGCTTCAGTGACTTTTGCAAATGTAACAGCAGACCTCGTAGGAGATGTTACTGGGAATGCGTCTACTGCAAGCGCGTTAGAAACCGCACGAACCATCTCGCTCGCTGGAGACTTAAGCGGTTCTGCTTCTTTTAACGGAACTACAGACATAACCATCAGCGCAAGCGTTGTTAACTCTGGTGTGAGCCTTGATGAAATTTCAGATGTTGTAATCACAAGCCCGTTAAATCATCAGTCATTAACCTACAACGGAACAAACTGGGTTAATGAGTATGCCCCGACTGTTACATATGCAAGGAACGCTGAAGCAAATGCTTTGAGTATCGGCGAAGTAGTTTATCTATTTGGGGCTGCTGGAGATAGGGCTTCTGTAAAGAGAGCATCCAATTCCTCTGAAGCGACTTCATCAAAAACTGTCGGAGTTGTTGCAGTTGGTGGGGCGGCAGGTTCAGATGTAGCAGTAACAACACTTGGATATGTGAGTGGTCTGTCTCTTGGCTCCTATGCATCAGGCGATGTTCTTTGGCTTGGCTCAACGGCTGGAACTTTTACAACAACAAAACCAACCGCTCCAAACCACTTAGTTTTTATTGGTGTTGTCACTAGGGCGAACAATGGAAACGGCATTATGTATGTCAAGTGCCAAAACGGATACGAACTTGAAGAACTCCACAACGTAAAAATCAACGGTGTGACCGACGGTCAATTCTTGCGGTACAACAGCGCCTCAGCCCTATGGGTCAACGACGCAATCAACCTTGGAACAGACACTGTTGGAAACTATATGTCCGACATTACCCAGGGCACTGGCGTAACAATCACGCATACTCCAGGTGAAGGTTCAAACGCAACCATTGCAATCGGACAGGATGTAGGCACTTCTGCTTCTGTCACATTTTCAAACGTTACCGCAACAGGAACAGTCACACTCGCCGCAGACCCATCTTTAGCACTTCAAGCAGCAACAAAACAGTATGTAGATAATGCCGCGTCAGGTATTAACTTCCATGCATCAGTGGTTGCTGCAACAAGTGGTAACCTCGCTGGAACATACAACAACGGAACTGCTGGCGTTGGTGCAACTCTAACAAAAGCAACAAATGGTTCAATTGGTACTATTGATGGAGCCTCGGTAGTTGTTGGAAGCAGAATTCTTGTTAAATCGCAGACTGACTCAAAACAAAATGGTATCTACACTATTACGGCAGTCGGCAGCGCAAGTGCTCCTTGGGTAATAACAAGAGCAACAGATGCTGACAATAGCATATCTGGAGAAATGGCTTCTGGAGACTTCTGCTTTGTTATGGGTGGCAATACCAATGCTGGGTATGGTTTTATAAATAACAGTTCAACAAGTCCAATTGTTATTGGAACTGACAACATCACATACACTGCATTCAATGCTGCACAGGTTGTTATGGCGGGTAACGGAATGGCGTTCAGTGGAACGGCACTGAATATTGGAACCGCTGATTCTTCAAGAATTGTAGTAAGCACAGACGACATCGACCTTGCAACCGTATCAGTATCCAATTCTTTCCAAGATAACAATTCTGCCAGCATGATATTCACGGGAGTTGAAGTCGATTCCTATGGTCGAGTAACAGGTAAAACTGCTGCTACGCATCGCTTGGCCAGCACAACCGCTCCAGGAATAATCCAGTACGACGGCAGTAAATTTGATTACAGCGATGGTCCATTTACCATTAAGGCAAACGGTATTGAACTTGGAACAGATACAACTGGCAACTACATGCTCAACGTGTCTGCTGGAAATGGAATTTCCATCTCCCACACACAGGGCGAAGGTTCTACTGCCTCAGTTTCAACAACGGGTATTCAAACACTCAGTGCAAAGGCCGGCAACTACACACTTGCTGCTGGTGATGCTGCCGAAACAATCATCATTATGGATTCAAGCTCCGCCAATGACCTGACCGTTCCACCGGCTTCGAGTGTTGCTTTTGTGACTGGTACGAGCATCACCATTGTTCAGCGCGGAACTGGTAAGACAAGAATTCTTGCAGGCGCTGGAGTAACGCTCTTGGCAACTCCTGGTCTTTTCCTAAGAGCAAGATACTCTTCATGCACAATAGTCAAAACAGAAAATGCAAACGAGTGGTTTGTTATAGGTGACTTGGCGGCATCGTGATTCCGGGCAATCAAGCCAGTGGTGGAAAGTTTATTGACCCACCAGACTCGATATCTGTTGTACCAAACGCCCTGGGAGGTGCAAGCGACATAGTCGTCAATCACACTGGTTACAAAGGTAAATCTGGGTCAGTTAAATTCAGGGTTACTTCAAATACTGGTGTAAGTTCTGTTTCTGAAGCCACAAGTGGAACGTCTGGGTCCATGTCTCTGACTGGATTAAGCAATGGCGTTAGCTACACGTTTTCAGCAGTCACAATTGAGTCTCAGTCTTCTGTTGAATCTTTATCTGCTGTAACTTCATCTTCATCACTTGTTGCAGGAGTTCCAACTGCCCCAGCTCAACCAACTGTTTCTGCTGGTAATGGTCAAGTAACTGTATCGTGGAGCGAACCAGCAAATAACGGTGCAGCTATTACTAGTTATATTGTTTACTGGTCAACATCATCTGCTGCTATTCAAAGTTGGTCAAACTCTGTAAACACTGGTTCGACATCCACGTCTTATACCGTTACTGGATTAAGCAATGGAACCGCATACTATTTTACAGTTATTGCAGTCAACGCTACTGGTCAGAGTACAAGGTCAGCTGTTTCAAGTGGAGCAACACCAGTGGTCCCAGGGCCACCACCTCCTCCGCCATGCTCGTGCGATGGTGTAGCAAGAAGACAATACGGTCAGTTTTCACATTTAGACCCAGCCGGTTTTGGTTGGACATGCGACGGAACAATGAGCTACGAGTACTACATATACGGAACTTGTGGTGGAGGAGCTTGCCCTGGTGAGGGTGGCTACAACGGAGCTTATAGAAACGGCGTTTGCGGTTATGTGACACCACCAGCTCCTTCGCCGCCTCCTTCGCCGCCTCCTTCGCCGCCTCCTTCGCCGCCTCCTGCTCCTCCTCCTGATTGCGGAATATGCTGCGGTGGATGCTTTATAGACCCTAAACTTGGCCCAATTTGTTGTTAGTCGAACAAACAATCAGGAATGCAGTAGGATTTAATCATGAGCAACGCTGAAGAAATCTGGACACCAAGAGAACCAACAGAGCCAGAATACACATTCCAAGGTTGGTTTAATTGGGAAAACAAATTCGGTGAATTTGGTATTCCTGGGTATAGGGATTTTATTGAACCAACAAAAATTCCATCTGTTTTTGGCGACGATAATCCTAGAGATGTTTATTTCACGCTCTACAGACAAGACGGAGACGGCCTGCTTCTTTGCGTGGTTGCTAGATACGTTGACGACGCAGGCGTTCGTCATCCTCTTTTGATGCTGGTTCATCCAGACCACAGAGGGAAGGGAATTGCAACTCAGGTGGCTCTTCGCATCGAAGAGAAATTCATTAACGAAGAAGCTCATGCGTACGGATACACAGTGGAAGAATTTAGAGCCATGCCTAGAGCGGAACGTGCTGCGCTGACTGTCCCATTGGTGTTAGATGTTCCAGTAAACGAAGCTGGAGCAGGGTTCCTGACCCACTTGAGCAATGTTTTTTATACGGTTGAAAAAGATTTTACAGTAGAGCCGTAAGATGTCTGCCTATCAAGAGTGGAAGAAAAAACTTGGAGATACACGCCCGTGGGATGTTGTTAACCCAAACATAGAAAAAACCACAGATGAAGAGGCAGAAAGAAGATTTTCGATTTGCCGAGAATGTCCAAGCCTGCTTGCGGTCACCAGCCAGTGTAGAGAATGCGGATGCTTCATGAAGTTAAAGGTGAAGATACAAGAAGCAACGTGCCCCTTGCAAAAGTGGTAGCCCCAACCAGAATGTAAGGGTTTTGCAATGAAGTACATCAATGTGAATGGCGTATGTGTTTACAGAAATGTAATTATCAACCCCTCTGAGATAATAGAAGCCTCTGAGCTGTTAAGCATCTCGAAAGACAGCCGAGGCGATTGGACTAAATCGACAGTAATTGACACCGAGGGGAAGGTATTTGTTTCTGAAGTAAGAACAAACCAATTGATGTTCACTCCAACGCCAACTCAAAGGGGAGACGAGTCGTCGGCAGAGGTTATGCTGGCGAATAAAATTCACGAATACATCCTTCCTTGTGTCCAAAACTTTGCGGCAAAATTTGGTCTTTCAATCAAGTTCCAATCCACAAATGGATACCAAATACTAAAATATGCAATTGGTGAGCATTATGTATCTCACCTTGATGATGGTGAAAAAACCAGACGCTACGCCTCTGCAGTTGCATACCTAAACGACAATTACGAAGGTGGCGAACTGTATTTTCAGGATTTAAATTTCACATATCAGCCAGTAGCAGGGGATGTTGTAATTTTTCCATCTGGAGCACCATTCAGGCATGAGGCAAAACCAGTAATCAGTGGCATCAAGTACTCAATCGCCAACTGGTGGTAAAAAGCTAGCGAAAAAAACAGATTAGAGCCGATTAAAGACCGTCTTGTGAGATAATTGGCCGTATGCCAATCGTATTCCCTTCATCACCGTCAATAAATGACGAATTTTCTGTTGCAGGTAAATCCTGGAGCTGGAACGGGTTCCGTTGGCAAAGATTTAAATCTGCAATAATTGACGGTGGATTTGCCAATATTGAAATTGACGAGGCAAGCGATTCACAGGTTGCTGACGGAGGCGATGCTTAATGGCGTATAAAAAGATACTTTTCCGTCGTGACCTCGCAGCTACATGGACATCGGTTGACCCAGTACTCTCCGCTGGAGAAATAGGCCTAGAGTCCGACACTGGCAAGATAAAGCTTGGTGATGGGACTAGTTCTTGGACTGAGCTTGATTATTTTTACGGTTCACTAGACAGCACATCATATGTTCAGTCCCTTGTTGCTGGCACAGGCCTAACAATAACCGGAAACTCAGGTTCTGGTTCGACGCCAACAATTTCAATCCCCCAGAGCGTTGCAACAACTGCTTCACCAACATTTGCTCAAGCAACAATTAACAACCTGCCAGTCGATGATAAACATGTCGCAACAAAAGCCTATGTTGACGGAATAGCAGCGTCAATTAACTGGCATGAATTTGCCACACTTGCCACTGATGCAGCTTTGCCAAACAACCCGACCTATGACAACAGCATTGATGGAATTGGGGCAACTCTAACTGCTGGAGCAAATGCGCGACTTGTCGTGGATGGAACTAATGCTTCAACTGGAAATAGAATTCTTGTAAAAAATCAAGCAAACGCTGTCCATAACGGAGTTTACGATGTAACAACTCAGGGAAGCGTCTCCGTTCCGTGGGTGCTTACTCGTTCTGATGACTTTGATGGTAGTACTCATTTCGCAACTCCACACGCAGGAGACGCATTATACGTCTCGACTGGTTCGGCAAATGCAAATCAAGGATTTCTTGTATTTACTTCTGGCACCGGAACCGATGGCGAACATGTCATTGGAACAGACGCAATATCATTTACACAATTTTCCGGAACAGCACCAATTCTCGCAGGAACTGGTATTACAAAATTTGGAAATCAGCTTTCAATTGGTCAGGATGTCGCACCAAGCGCAAGCGTTGTTTTTGCAGGAATTACTGGCTATTTAAATGGGATTGCCGAACAGGCAAATTCAATTACCCAGCCAGTGTTTATTGGAACAAAACTGTTTGATGGTTCAGCAAGCATAAGTCTTGGAGTCGAAGACATAACAGGCCTCCAAGCAACGACGTCAGACCTGAACAAGCTATTTGAATTAACAACGACCAAACTCCAGCTCGATTACCTCAGTAGCGCGAGCGCAAATATTCAAGAACAAATAAACGATAAAGCAGATTTGCTTAATCCGATTTTCTTTGAAGATATAACCGCCAATAACAATATATATGCCTCCGAATTTCACGGAAATCTAATCGGCACACATACCGGAAATGTTGTTGGTGATTTAACAGGAACGGTTTTTGGGGCGTTAGACGGTAGTGCTAGTGGTGGGTTCTATGGAACATTAACCGGAGATGTTATCGGAACACTGGCCGGACAGTCTACTGGTTTGCATGTCGGAGACGTGACAGGAAACCTAACCGGAAATGTCATAGGAGATGTTACTGGAAGCGTTAGCGGAAACCTTCTTGGAAACGTAACAGGAAACGTTTTAGGAAACGTAACTGGAAATTTGATTGGAAATGTGACTGGCTCTGTGGACGGAAGCATATCCGGAAACGCCGCAACAGTTTCTTCAATATCCAATCATGGTATAGACGGCCTTTCGGACGTCACTGCACCAACGCCAACTGCTAATCAATTCCTGAAATACAATGGGACAGCCTGGGTCCCTGATTTGGTTGACCTCAATACCGATACGAGCGGAAACTATGTTGCCTCGGTTATAGCCGGAACTGGCGTGTCGCTGACAAACGGCGTCGCACAGGAAGCAGGAACACCAACTATAAGTATTGGTCAATCTGTTGGCTCTGGAGATTCACCACAGTTTGCTGGCCTTTCAATAGGCAATACAAACCTAACCGTCAACGGAAACCTTACCTATAACGCTGGAACCAATCTTGCCACCGTGAATACTCTTTCCGAGCACGGCCTTTATGTCGGAGCAAGGATTACGGTTTCTGGAGCGACACAAGAAGGCTACAACGGCAGCTTCACTGTTGCTCAAGTAACATCTGCGTATCAGTTCAGATACACACCCGTCGAAACCCCTTCTTCGTCAATCTCGTCTGGAAGCCCGGAAGTCAAATTTGGCGGAGGCATTACTTTTGAAGGCTCAACGCCAGACGAATTTGAAACAGTAATCACATTTGCAAACCCAACAGCAGACAGGGTTATTTCTTTCCCAGATGCAACAACGACTCTTGTCGGTACTAATACCACGGATACGTTAACAAACAAAACTTTAACTAGCCCAGTTATTACTGGTGTATCGCCAATTCTGACGCTTTCTGGTGATGTTTCTGGTTCGGTGACTTTCACCGACCTTGGCAATGTGACAATGTCGACAGCGATTCAACCAAACTCCGTAGTAATGGGAACCGACACAACTGGCAACTATGTAGCCAATCTGGTTGCTGGAACAGGTATAACGATTACGGACAACTCTGGGGAATCTGCCACTCCAACAATTTCCATTGGACAAGCTGTCGGTACTAGTGCATCCGTGCAATTCGACACACTTGTCGTAACTAACCTTTTTGCAACAAACCAGGAAGTAACTAATCAAGCATCCCTAAATGTTGCCAGCGGCGAGATTGTTCTTAATGCTGGCACGGTTGGCGCTCCAACTCTTAACGGAGCAATAAAAATTGACAGAGGTTCAAGCGCAAGCGTTGAAATTAGATGGAACGAAACGCTGGATAGATGGGAATCCACCAGAGATGGAAGCACCTATAAAATAATTGACCAGGGCGCAAAAATGACGCTGGGGACTACCCCTCCAGCAGCCCCAGACGATGGAGACTTCTGGTTTGAGACGGACTCGGCCATAACGTTTGTTTATTACGATTCCTACTGGATTGAAATTGGTGCTTCTGGAATTGGTGCAGTCATTGGGTCTAGCTCTCCAGAAAATCCGGCCAACGGACAGTTCTGGTTTAAAAACACGACAAACGAAGTATTTGTGTATTACAACGGTTCATGGGTGCTTGTATCTCGCTCGACTAGCACCGACGACGTCAACGTAGCGTCTATCATGGGAGCGTTCTAAATGACTGGAGCAATAAATGGCTAATACAGCTAAGGTCCTATTCAGGGGCGCTGCAACTGTTTACACTACCCCGGCGACAACGCTTTATACCGTGCCGTCCCTGACGACCACTGTAGTAACTAATGTTGTTGTGGCCAATAACGCCGTAGCTGGAGGAACATACTCGCTCAATCTCGACGGAATTCCTCTTGTTCCAACCTTGGAGATACCAGGAAATTCGGTTATTTCGCTTGACCTAAAGCAGGTTCTTGCGGCTGGCGACACAATTACTGGAAATGCAAACTCAACTGATATTAAATTTCACATCAGCGGGATGGAGATAGCGTAATGGGTCTTAATCAAATACCTCCTGGCTTGACGCCGATTACTCCAGAGGAAGTGCTGTACGACCCAGTACAGAAGCTCCGCGTATCCCAGCCACAGTCACTGATTGACACCGACTTTGAATACGGAACTCAAATTTCAAAGTGGGAAAACCTAACGACAGTAGGTGCGCGCCCGTTTATTTATGACTCGTCAAGTCCGGTAACAACAATTACTGCGATTACGATGAATACATCGTCGAGAACAGTTACCGTTTCACTCACCGACACAACCGGACTTGCTGTTGGGACACCAATTACCGTCAGAGATACGCAGCTATCAATTGCTAACGGTGCCTACCTTATTGAGTCTGTAACCACCAACACGTCATTTACCTATACAGGTAAAGCTGTCAATACTGGAGCACTGACATCAATTCTTGATGCAAACAAAACTGCAATTTTTACTGGTGTTATTTTTACAAACGCAAAAATTGGTGGAGCTCCAACTGTTTCATATTCTGGAACAGCTGTTACGGTGACAACAACAATCCCGCATGGTCTTTCGATAGGCAACGAAGTTGCTGTAACAGGAATTACAACATCTGGCTCAAATCCTCCAAACGGTGCGAACTTTGTTTCAAGAATTATAAGCTCAACACAGTTTGTTTATCATGCACCAGTTGCTCCAACTGGAACATTGACTGCATCGTCGGCATCTGTATATGTGGCTCCATCGGGCAACTTCCTGCACAGACCTTTTGATGGTGGAGTTATCTTCTCAAATAATGGAACTTCAAACTACGAACTAGCCACACGTCAAACACGTCGTTACTTCCGTTATCAGTCAGGAAAGGGAATCCAGATGTCATCTGGAACGCTCCTTAAACCAGACCTTCAGCTGGACCAACTCAACTACAACTCATCAACAAACTTGGTAACTGTGCAAACCAAAGAGAAGCACAACCTCTACCCAGGCTCGACAATAACTATTTTTGGCGCCAATGAGGCAATCTTTAACGGTACAACAACCGTTTATACGATTACTGGGTACAATACATTTACGTATACTCCAGCAACTTCGACTGGAACGAACGTTCTTGCTTCTGGTCCTTATTACATTACCGTTGCAGGTTGGTATGGAAACGTAAACAGAATTGGTTTGTTTGACGACCAAAACGGAGTGTTCTTTGAATTTGACGGGCAAACGTTGTGGGCCGTAAAACGTTCATCAACATTCCAGATTTCTGGTAAGTCATCATTCACAAATGGCTCATGCACCGTGACTCAAACAAACGCAGCGTTCCCAACGAGATATGCAGGACAGCTAGAAATCGGAGATTACATCGTTGCTCGAGGCATGTCATACAGGGTTACAGATATTGCAAGCAATACATCGATGACAATTAGCCCAGCATGGCGTGGTTCTACTTCAACCATGGTTTCAGTTTCCAAAACAGTGGACACAAAGTATCCACAAGCTGAATGGAATCTAGACAAGTTCGACGGAACGGGAGCTTCCGGCTACAACGTTGACCTTTCAAGAATGCAGATGTTCTACATTGACTATTCGTGGTATGGTGCTGGTTTTATTCGCTGGGGAATGCGGGCAAAAGACGGAAAAGTAACGTACGCCCATAAAATAGTTAATAACAATACAAACGCTGAAGCGTATATGCGCTCTGGAAACCTTCCAGCAAGATACGAAAGTCTTAGTCAGCCACCACACACTCAGCTAACCGGAACATTATCCGATTCTGAAACAACGACCATGAATGTTGGCAGTACGACTGGATTTCCAAGTGCCGGCACATTGTGTGTATTCAATACGGCAACTGGTTATGAATTTATTAACTACACAGGAAAGACTGCTACAACGTTCACTGGTCTAACAAGACAGCAAACAGGAAACGCTTCCCTTGCCATAACAATTGCGGCTGGAGCCAACGACGGAACAGTGGCCTCCAACTCCGGATTACAAGTTGGTCAGAGAGTTACTGGAACAGACGTGCCTGATGGTACGTTTATTCAGCAAATTTCTGGAAACAATATCAAACTGAGCGCGGCAGTAACTGGCGCGAACCCAACAGTAAGCGCAATTCCGATGGGTACAAATGCGGCACTTGCATTCACATACTCAGCATCAAATCCAGTGGGCGTTGAGTTGGCATTCCCAACTTATGCTCCTTCCATTTCTCACTGGGGAACCTCAGCGATTATGGACGGAAGATTCGATGACGACAAATCGCTCGTGTTTACATATGGCCAGACAACCGGTATCGCGATTGCGTCTGGCGCAACAAAAGCACTATTGGCTATACGTGTGTCACCGTCGGCAGATAATGGAACATCGGCTGCTTTCGGTGAGCGTGAGCTGGTGAACAGAATGCAACTCGTACTCCGCAACCTGGACGTAACGACAACTTCAAGTACGTCAAACCTTCTAATCACGGCGATTCTCAACGGAGTTCCGACCGTTTCAAGAACATGGTCAAAACCGACCACAGTTACCTCGAGCTTGGCTCAAATTGCAGATTATTCCGCAGTTGATGCTCAAGTGAGCGGTGGTGAAGTTACTGGCGGTTTCTTCACTGGTGGTATTGGTGGTGTTCAGATTAGCCTTGAGGACGTTCGTGACCTTGGCAACTCTGTTCTTGGTGGCGGTACGACATCAACAACAACAGGTATATATCCAGACGGACCAGACACGCTGCATATTGTTGCTAGAAACATCGGTTCGGCATCAGCAACCGTGTTTGCCCGTCTATCTTGGACGGAAGCACAGGCCTAAACATGCCAGCAATTGACTTTCCATCAGGTGCACAATCAGGCGACCTTCACGTAAGTTCGGGTAAGACCTGGACCTTCAACGGTTCTGGTTGGGTTCTTGTAACAATCCCATCAGCAATGTTTTCTTCGGGCGCTGTTGCTGGTTCGTCTCTAACCGAGGATTCCGTCCCTCTCAACAGACTTGTAGATAGTGACCCTGGCAAGATTGTTATGTATAACTCATCCGGTGTTGCTACTTCAACCGCCATATCCGGAGACGTGCAATTGTTCCACACAGGTTCACTGACGATTATTGATGACGCTATTAGCGATACTCATATTGCCAACGGCGCAGAAATCAACCCAGAAAAAATTGCTGGAACAGCGGTTGTTCTAACCGACCAAGCGGTCATTACTTCGTACATGATTGAAGACGGCACAATAGTCGATGGTGACATTTCATCCGACGCTGGTATAGGAAGGAATAAGTTAGCAGAACCATTGACAAACGCTCAGGCGGCTAGCTACACGCTTGTTCTTTCGGATAGAAATAAGATTATCGAGATGAACGTTGCCACAGCTAATACCTTGACAGTCCCCCCTGATTCATCGGTGTTTTTTGCAACTGGAACGCATATCACGGTTATTCAAACAGGGGCAGGTCAGTGCACTGTTACGCAGGGTTCAGGGGTGACCATTAACGCAACACCTGGACGCAAAATGCGAGCGCAGTGGTCAGGTGCTACGCTGATAAAAAGAGCAGCTGACACCTGGGTGCTCATCGGAGACCTTTCGGCATAAACCATGGAAGCAATAAAAGACAGTGGTGGGAAAAAGCCAACTACGCCAACTAACGTCACAGCGACGAATACCGGCGTGGGCACTGTGGCTTCAATATCTTTTACGCCGTCTGAGTATATAGGTAAAGATGCAATAACCTATACCGCTACATCAAACCCGGGAAGCATTAGCGCCTCCGCCTCAAGTTCGCCAATAACAGTAACTGGTCTTACTGCTGGTACGAGCTATACATTCTCTCTTGTTGCAACAACAAATTATGGCGTTCCATCAGATTCTGTTTCCACATCATCTGTTGCAATCGGCCAAAACCCAGGTGCTCCTACAATCGGAACTGCATCAATCGTTGCAAACACAGATAGAGCTATAGACGTTGCTTATACGGCTGGTGCAGCTGGTACTGGAGCGACAACGTTTACGGCAACATCTTCGCCGGAAGGAATTACCGCAACTGGCTCCAGTCCTATTAGAGTGACTGGCCTAACTGCTGGAACCTCTTACACATTTACTGTTACCGCATCAAACTTGTTCGGTGCAGCAACTTCTGCTGCATCAAACTCAGTAGTTGCCGGGAACAAACCAACTGCCCCAGCAATAGGCACCGCTGTAATTGTTCAAAACGTAGATAGGGCGATTGATGTTCCATTCACACCAGGCGCGACTGGAACTGGTTCTCCCACATACACAGTAACAACGAGTCCTGGGGCATTGACCTTTACCGGAACAAGCCCAATTAGGGCTACGGGTTTAACCGCAGGTCAAGCATATACATTTACCGTTACCGCATCTTCTGTGTATGGTTCAGCAACTTCTGCTGCGTCAAACTCGGTGACGGCAGGAAACAGGCCGGGTGCACCAACTGGGGTATCTGGTGCTGCAGGAAACGCTCAAGTGACTGTCTCATTTACTGCAGGAGCTGCGGGAACTGGTTCCACAACATTCACTGCAATTTCATCGCCAGGAAACGTTCAGGCCTCTGGAACTTCTCCTATTACCGTTACAGGTCTCACCAACGGTACTGCCTATACATTCACCGTAAGAGCAACCAATAGCTACGGATTCCAGACCTCTGCTTCGTCTGGTTCAGTAAGCCCGGTAGCTCCTCCATATTTCCCTCCATATTTCCCTCCATACTTTCCTCCATTTTTCCCGCCATTTTTCCCGCCTTTCTTTCCACCGTTCTTCCCACCTTTCTTCCCGCCATTTTTCCCACCTTTCTTCCCGCCGTTTTTCCCACCAGGGTTTAAGTGATGGACTGCGAAATACAAGAAGCGCCAATTGCGGAAAATGATTGGAGTGACACGGTTCTTCCGTTTTCCATATATGACATTAATTTGTCGTCAGCTGATGGAAAATCATCAGACATACTAAAAAACCGCAAGGGAAAAGTTACTCTTATTTTTAATGTGTCGGCTGGATGTGGGAATATTCCACAACACTCCGTAATCGAAGAATTAAATCAAAAATACAAAAACGAAGATGATTTTGATATTCTTGCGGTTGTTGTTGATGATTTTGTTTGCCACGGATATCCCGAATTTCAAGAAGGTCTCCAGGCGTACTTGGATAAAAATGAACTAGATATCACGCCGGGCCAATTGTCTGAACAGTACGCGAAAGAGAATTTTGGTGTTACGTATCAATTTTCTGAATTAACAAATGGAAGATTTGATAAACATACCTACGATGAGAATTTTGTTCCAGGAAAAATTAAAATGCAAGAACAGCACGACCTGTGGTGGTACTTAACTGGAGCATACAAAGCAGACCTCCAACCAAACGGAGTGCCATACCATTATGAGGAAATACCTTGGTCTTTCTCGAATGAGCTAACACCAGATGGTTACGCAAAAGTTGATACAGGAAAACGTGGGTTTTATCCTCTCCGAGGCAATTTTGAAAAGTTCCTTATCGATAGAACTGGAACAAGAATCAAGCGTTATGCAAATGGATTTTTGCTTGGGGAGAGAAATCCAGACGGAGAAATGTTTCCATGGCTTGAAGAAAGATACGATGAAAATGGACGTCGTTACTACAAGCCAAAAACTGAACACGTAGAAGAACCTGGCCACATCTCGTACTCAAAAACTGGTACCGCTTGGCCAAATATCACCCAGAGAAAAGGCATAGATTTTTCGTTGCAGCTCATAAGCGCTGATATAGACGAGTTTTTGCAAAATAGATAAGGTTGTAGCCATGAGAGCTGCAGCTGCCGACAAATCAAACATAGTTGTAGTAGAAAATTTTATGACGCCCGAACACGTCGAACTTGCATATCGCTATTGCTATTCAATCAATGAGTGGGAGTCATGGTCAAAGGGCGGTAATGACAAGATATCCACATACAAAAAAATGCAGAAGGATAACCCCGAACTCTATGAAATAATGCAATCATACGTTGATGACGTAAAGAAAATGATTGAGTTTAAATTTGGGAGAATCCTAGAGACAGCAAGACCGGGCATACGAAGATGGGACTCTGGGGAGAGTCAAGGTCTTCACGCGGATGGCGAAGACCTAGACGGCACGCCAAACGGAACATACATAGTTGATTACGGTTCCGTAATTTATATAAATCAGAATTACACAGGTGGGGAAATATATTTTCCGCAACACGGACTTGAACTAAAACCAAAAGAGGGTTCTTTGATATTTTTTCCATCCAGCAGTTATTACCTCCATGGCGTAAGGCAAGTGATAGAAGGAGTTAGATATACATCTCCCCACTTCTGGGTTCCAGAAAAACACAGGAAATTAATAGAGATGGCCCAAAATGGGTAATCTTTATCATCTGCATATACCGCGCACATCTGGGACCGGAATACTTTACGCAATACATAAATCGTTTGAACTGGATAGATACAAAAAGGGTCTTGATAAATACGAAAACCAAACCCCTGGGATTTTTGAATTTTCATATAATCACATAACAATGAGCGAATGGCCCACAATTAGTGGTCATTTTGCAATCAATCCAATTTTACACAACGACAGCAGCCTGGAGACGTTCTCCGTTATAAGGGAGCCGGTAGACCATTTTGTCAGCATTGCTGCATACAGGGCCATGTCGTCCCGAAGGGAATTTACAAACGAAATTCTTGACAAGTTCTTAGACGGAAAATACGAAACAATTTTTGGATGTAAATTGTTTTCATCTGACGGAAATTTGCAAACCAAGATGCTTACGTGCAGGATGGTTGAAATCAATGCAGTCTTAGATGTTGGGGATGAATCACCAGGGGTTAGTATTCAGCCTAATGGTGCATGGTTTGTCGAGTCCGATTTACCTACTGGAGAAAAAGAACTAATAGACAGAATTAAAGACATTACAATTTTTGAAATGAACGAGCGAATGGCCGTAGAAAAATATTTGACTTATCAATTTAAGGATAAATTCAATGTTGAATTTGTAGGGTTGGGTTTAGAAAAAATGAACTCATCGGTCCGAGCTGGAATAAAACCGAGCCCGTCACAAAAAAAGGAAATACTTGAAAGAAGCAAATTGGATGTTATGTTGTATGAACATATAACGTCCCAAAGGAAATCACATGGAAATGATTGATATCGATTCACCCTGGAAGATAAAACCCGGGCATTTTGGCAGCGGACCAGAGAACATCCACATAATTGAAAATTTTATCGAACTAGAAGACTTGCTCTTAGTTCAGAAATTTTGCCCAACAATAAATAAATGGAACAACACAGCCGAAAGCGTTTATGCGGAAGATGGAACATGTTTGTATAACGCAGAATACTGGAACGACAGGCAGTGCAGTTCTGAAATTTTAAAGGAGCTGAACTCGGAGGTTTATGAAATTGTTGATAAATACATCTACAAAATGAAGAACCTCATCGAAGAGCTTTTTCAGGTTTCTGTTTCAGTGCGCCCTCCGGTGATAATGAAATGGCGGGCAGGCATAGAGCAGCGCCCCCATGCCGATAAGCAACTAAATGACGGAAGACCAAACGCCTTCACGGATTACGACATCAATTCATTGTTCTATTACAATGACGACTTTGAGGGTGGCGATTTGTATTACCCACAGCACGGGATTACCGTTAGACCAAAACCCGGCTTGGCAGTGATACATCCTGGTGATGTTGGGTACTTACACGGGGTAAGCATGGTTGAATCTGGGGAGAGATATACGACCCCATCGTTCTATACTGTTGTGGATGAATAGAGTAGACAAAGTACATATCATAGATTCGCTTTTTGAAGATACGACTATTTCCAAAATATTGTCGGCGGCAGTAAAAATTGGCGAAAGTATTGGAATTGACAGACTACTGACAGAAGATTTTGAAGCCGCCGAGTCATTGATATTTGCATCATGGGTTGTCATGGCAGCCGCAGAGAAAAAATATGACATTGAACTTGAGCATAGAATGCCCGGAATTTTTGTCAGCAAATCTGGACTTCATGTCCCAACACTGCACGCAGACAGGCAGAATTTGGATGGCTCACCAAAGCTTGGGTGTGAGGACTTTGATGTGTCTGCGGTTCTGTATTTGAACCAAGAATTCAATGGGGGGGAACTTGTTTTTGCCGATACGGGCAATACCGTGAAGCCATCCCCAGGCCGGGTTGTAATTTATGGTGGCGGTATTGAATTTGCTCATTATGTAGATAATGTATACGGAGGGGATAGGTGGGCATGCCCAATGTGGTTTTCTATGAAACATAAACAAAAAAGGAGCAACCAATATGGTAAGAAATATCGAGGTTGAGTTTATTGGAGACCCGAGATTGGCAATAATCGTCTATCGCAATGCGCTCCCACGGGAATTGAACATACCGGAGAGAATTGAAGAGGCGATTGGGTCCAGTGAAACCGCGCCGTATATGTGGATGGATGCACTCGTTGGCGACCAACAAAAAATGCCAGAATACAGAGACTGCGTTGATTGTAAATTGGGAGATGCCCATATAGCAAACTTGCCACAAGAATTTTCCGGACTTCGCTCAGTATACGAAGATACCGTTGAAATATTAACGGCATGTCTTAACGACTATCAGCAAAGATTTAACATCAAAATGGATTATCGTGAAGCCATAAATTATGTGCGATATAAGCCTGGTCAGCACTTCAACGTTCACACAGACCATGGATTTTCTTATAACTGTACAGTTTCGTCAGTCATATACATAAATGACGACTACGAGGGGGGTGAGCTTTGGTTCCCATATCTTGACCTAAACGTGAAGTTTGCCGCTGGGGACAACGTAATGTTCCCATCTACGTTTACGTATGCCCACGCGTCGCGACCTGTTGTTTCTGGAACAAAGTATGCGGCAGTGACCATGTTTGACTACAACGACAGAACTCACAAACATGGCTACGGGGAGAATATTGACGGCTCAAAGGCAACATATGGGGCTGGGGTTTCGTCTGGAACAAGTATTGATATGTCGGTAAAGAAATGAGCAAGATAGTTTTAAAAAGAACAGACCCAAATCCACCTCGGATAGTTCAGTCAAGATTAAAGAGAGACTGGATGGACGAGACACATAAAAAACACGCTTATCAATGCATGCCAGTCTCCGTGGCGAATGTAATGGGATGGGAAGTGCAGATGGAGGAGGACCTTGTAATTAAATGGTCCGGCGGAAACACTCCCCCCGAAATACTTGCAGGCGAATTTACTAAAAGCGGCAGAAAGCAAGCCACATCATCAATAATAGGAACCATTTCCCTACACATGGGATGGATTATAAACACCGAGCCAGGGTATGAGACTTGGATTTCGGGCTCTCCAAATTACTTTATAGACGGCGCTGTCGGGCTGTCAGCAACGATTCCTTCGTGGTGGTGGCCTGACGAAGTTCAAATGAACTGGAAGATAACAAAAGAAAATCAGGAAGTAGTTTTCCCAGCCGGTTCGCCTTTGTGTTTTTTTAACATCTACTCGCCTCAAATCATTAAAGACGCAGAATTCGAGGTAGTGACACTATGGGACGATAAGGAGCTGGTGGAGGCAAGGTCAAAATATGGTCAACTCAAGTCGCAGAACAATATCGAACGCCCATGGACTTGGACAAAGGGCATTAAGACAGGTCTTGACGCGGACGGAAATCAAATAGGCCCAACATTTGCTGGGCTGCCAGCACTTTCGGAGCCCATAGTATAATGGTGGTATGATTCAAAGCAAACAACACAATCGGAGATAGGTGATGGAATTTTCGTCTCAATTGACAAATAACGAGAAGCGCGGGATATTTGAGCGCAGCCTTAGGGACGCCGAAAAGGTGTTGTTTGAAAGACTGATTGGGCACGGAATAGACCCAGACACATTTATTCTTGAGGCTGAGCACAATTTCGAGGTCCCAATCCTCAATGAGTCAATAAATGCAGTAAAACTGATTAAGCGCAAGCTGAATGAACTTAACTCGTAGGCAAAAATGCAATTTGGGATTAGCAAACAGGCAAAGATTGCTGCTGGGTTTAGACTGCATCAGCAGCTGATTAACGCCCAGATTCATACATTGCTTCTGAGCGCCATAGACCCTCTTGAGATATCCGAAGATGAAGTTATGGAAAACCTTAATGTTCGTGATTCTGATAGACCAACTCGCAAAGAAAAGTTATTGCGCCAAGTCGGCCACTTTAGACAAGCATCGAATCTGACAATGGACACACTTAAATAGGAGAAAATCAACATGGCGCTTTCGGATGAACAAAAACAACAAGCACGACAAGAAGCAAAGCAATATCTTGAATACTCGATATACGTACTTGCCCTTTCTCTTGGCGTCAATCCAGAAACACTTGATGAGAATTTTGAAAACCCAGAGACTCCAGAATCAGACGCAACAAGATACAAGTCTTTCAACAATCTGATTAGACAAATAGAGTCTCTGCAGCGACTCTCGTAGTGGTTTCATTGTGGAGCTGAATTTACCGCCAATCAAAAGGAATGTTCCGCTGGTGGACGCTGCCATCGCTACAGGGCAATACAACATCTGTCCTGAGCAGTCAAAATCAGAACCAGACATAACCAACCCAATGGACAATCCAGATAGAACAGAAAATGTTTTGCACTGGAACCCAAAAACTTTTTCTTTCGTTCTTCCGGACGGCGCTGCATTATTTTGTGAGCGCCTACAGGGGAATGACCCAATGTCCCAATTTGGACAAGACCCGATTGATATAAACGACGACTGGACCGAGGAATTTACAGATGAAACAGACTAGACAACACGGTGAAGAGCCTCTCTTCGATGCTGCTTCGCACTTGCAGGAAATAGAGCGCGAACTCGCAAAGATAATGTACATAGCCGGTATGGAGTTCAATCAAATATCCGAAGTCGAGTTCGACGACATTTTTTTTAGTCTGAGACAGTCATTTCACATGAGCAGTTCGACATTTAACCAACAGGGAAAACCATACTACGACTTAACGCGTAAAAGAAATTTTCTACTAACAAATAGGGCAAGGCATCTCTGGTTCCAGAGACAAGTTGTATTGGCGGTAATCCAAAATGGATAATTTTGCAATTAGGAGCGCTCTGGTGACGCAGCAGTCATCAAAGACCCAATTTAGCAACAATATTGATTTTGCTCAGTTGATGAGCGATGCAGGAAGCGCGGTATCAAGCTGGCTTTCATCAATCAATCTTGACAAGAGAAATGTTGCTGTAGCAGGACTGAACACATACTGGATTTATGAACTCATTAAGGGAATGGAACCAGAATGGGCAGCGATAATCGAAGCTGAATACATCGCTCAAGAACAAGTTCTAATGACAAAGAAGCCAAATTCCTTGTTATTCGTCGATGCAGAAATACTACTTTGGAGTATGTATAAAGCAAAATTTCCAGACACAGACTTGTGTTTTGTGAATAATCACTCATTGTTCTTTTTGGAGCATATTGCCGGGGAACTAGAATTACCTGGCCCGGGCATCAATGAGCTTAACGAATACTGCGTCGTCGAGCCAAATGAAATATCTGAAAACACATTTGACATGGCCATTTGCTGGGGTTGGTCTCTTGTGGGCAATGACAAACTTGTTAAAGATTTGGTTGAATCACTGAATCCTGGTGGTGTTCTACTGATTGGCATGTCCAATCACAATACGAAGCTTTACAGGGAAGACTTTCATATTCACCCATATTCAAGCATGCATGAAATTCTTAAAAACAGCGACGGGCACACATACCACCTGGCCAACGGATACGGACAAACGGTTTTCATTAAAAATTAAAATCTTTAAGCACGTGAAACGTGTTAGTATCAAAAAATGAGTGACTTGCAGCCAAGGTTCTGGGATGAATTAATCAGGTCCTTGCCCGTGTGTGTGCAGATTGAGAAAAACTGGGAAAAGATACGTGACGAGTACATCGTTTACGAAAACACTCAACACCCATACTCCGATAACAAGGTTTCTCTGCCTGCCCCAAATGTTACCCTCTCTCACGCAAGGTACGAAAATCCACAATCAGACTTGCCGGAAGGGGATAGGCGAAAGCTTTATACAGGCTCCTGGGACGTAGCGGTTGCCGGAACTCCACCAGCAAGTGACCCCAAGCAGTGGGCAAATACGGAAATGGTAAAAAAAATACTGAGGTGGAAAACAAAAGCCAATCTAGAAACACACCTAGAGCACGTTAGGAAACAATTCAAAACGTTTAACTCGATAGTTGCTGAGTTCGCTGACAGCAACCAATGTTCTGGCGGAATGTTCAGCATAATGCATCCTGGGGCGGTAGTAAATCCGCATTTTGGTTCTGACCAACTAATGAGAAGTCACCTGTGCCTAATAAACGATAAGGACTGTAGAATAACCGTAGGCGACGAAACAAAAAGTTGGGAAGAAGGCAAGATTCTTGCTTTCAAGGATGGCCCGCCGTTTGAGCACTCGGTAAGACATGATGGTACATCAAGACGTCTTGTTTTGATGTTCGACTTTGACCTTGCTTACCTCAGAAGTAAATTTCCGAATGAAAAGTTTTTATAAATTATGTTCGTTGAAGATAACTGCGTTCCGGCAGAATTGTACGAACAAGTCTTGCGCGATGAAACTTTTTTCGCGTCGAAATATGAAGATGGTCAACAAATAGCGACAAGTCTCAACTCGTATCACGGGGATTCCAAGGAGCTATCGTCCTATATGTTTTGGGATGGATGGGGGAAAAGCCAACCAAGAAGCCTCAAGCATTTAGTTATAAAAGAAATCTGGAAAAAGAGATTACCTTTTCCGATTGAAGAGGTCATTGGTTTCGAATACTGGACCAGGACATTCGAACCAGGTCAGTTCATAGGGGAGCATGTAGATGAGGATACATTTGCATATCTGTTGACAGGTACGTTTTACGGACCGCGGATTGGCTGTGTTTGGTATGGATGCGATAATGATGACGGTGGCTTTCTCGAAATCCACAACTCAAGGTTGGAGGATGGCTCAACGTTGGCCTTGGAGCCATCTGTACTTGCCGCATACGCGTCTTCTCCACCAAATGAAAGAGAGAGGATTAGGTACAAGGGGAACAGGCTCGTAGTATTTGATTCCGGCCATGTGGTACATAACACGACACCAGCAGGGTCTAGACTAAGGCAAGTAATGGTCATTAATGTATGGACAAAAGATGTTCCCCCAATGGGGCTAGCAACAGGAGATTTTGCGCATGAATAACAATGGCTGGATTTGGTTAGTTCCAATCAGAGCCCATGAATCATTCATTAAAGGAATTGATTATTCGGTAATAGCGTCTCAAATTTTGGAATCTAGAATACATCCAGATTTCCCAGATGCAAAAGAATTTGTTGACGTGCAGAGTGGGGTTGATTACGTTCTGCCAAACACAAAAGAGTGTCAGGGTTTGCGTGACATGATTGAGCATAGGGCCAACGAAGTACTTGGCGACGTTGTCCTTGCAGACATATGGTGTGGAATTTTAGAAAAAGGACAATCAACTCCTTACCATAGACATAGTTCGAATGCGCATCTTTTTCCAAGCGAGTACTGGTCTGGTGTTATTTACATCGATGCTGTTGGTCCAGGATGCCGACTTTGCCTTTACGGAGAAGCCATGAACGCATACAACATGGTTACAAAAATAGAACCAGAAACAGGGAAGATTGTATTTTTCAACTCATTTGTTCCCCATCAGACAGAAAGACACAATGAAGACAAACCTAGAGTTTGCGTAAGCTTTAACCTCCACCCAAGAATTCCAAATACAACGGTATACCCGGACATGAGTCCTTGGGCAAGAGGCCGCAATTCACAGTAACGATGCCATGATTTTGGGGTCTTGGGATATCTCCGTTGATACACCATTTGGGGAAGAAGTTTGCAGATTAACTCTTTCCGAAGATGGCTCAATTGCAATCAACCATAGCAGGGGAACCCACGTGGTGCCTGGAGAAAATGTGGTCATCGGCAATAACGGAAAGAGTATAAGTAGCAGATTTGAACTAGAGGCACCAATTATTACGACGGTACAAATCGATATTGATACGGAATCTGGAAGCGGTTTTCTAAGAATAGGTGAATTTCTTAATACCAAAATCTCATGTACGGTGTCAGAGGATGAGTAAATCGATTTTTGATATAGAAATAAGCTCTTTGGATGGCTGTCCAAATTTGCTTGGACAGTTAAGGGGTAAAGTGCTCCTCCATGTAAACGTTGTATCAAAGACCGGATACTCGCCAAAGTGCAGTCGTCTATGGTCTTATGCAAGAACAGCTAAAAATTTTTGGGAATTGCAAAAACTTCATGAAGAATTTTGTGATAGCGGTTTTAGCGTCGTCGGTTACCCATGCAACCAATTTGGGAACATGGAGAATGGCGACAATTTGGAAATTTTTGAAAATATAAAAAAAAATTATCCCTACGTTACATTTCCGATAGCAGAAAAAATAGACGTTAACGGGCAAAATAGGCATGACGTTTACTCATTCCTAAATGGAGAGCTAATAAGAAATTTTAACGACAGCATGGCCGACTTGAGTGCCGCTGCGGCTGCTGGAAGAAATAGAGCGGGGGAAGTTGCAATGAGGGTTCCGAACAATTGGGAAAAATTCTTAACATCACGAGAAGGCGTTTATGTTGGTCGATTTAATTGGGCGGAATCACCGATATCGGAGCAGGCTTTATTCGGGGAGGATAATTCAATAAAACAAGCCATAAGGTCCCTGCTATGAGCTCCGTGATAAATCATGGTCATGGAATAATCGAGTTTGTGGCCGCTGCGAACATCGAATTCAGTAAATTTTCAGACAAGATAGAGAAGTTGAAGCAAAAGGCAATAGAAGAAAATTTTACCGTTGTCCTAGATGAAAACGGAAATCCAATCCACGCGCTAAATCAGGGCGGTTTTATTTATAGCCTGCAGGACATGGCAAAAGCTCCACTCAGACTACAAGGGTTGGGTAGCGAAATATACAACGAATTTGAGCCAGCGATATATTCCTGTCTTTTGCAGTACATTGAAATGTTTCCAGCAATCCTTAGCTGCCTGTGGTGGAGAACTTCTGGACATATCCTCTCTTATTCAACCGGTGGTTCACTGGGGCTTCATTCGGATAATGATGTGAACTACAGATATGGAAAAATGCCCAGCAAGGAACACGCAACTAGAAACGTTCTGAGTGCAATAGTTTTCATTAACGACTGGTCGGAAACCCCAGCGCCAGGAGCGTTTTGTGGCGGTGAAATGTTATTTCCGTATGCAGACGTTGCAATCAAACCGCAAAAAGGAAACATACTTTTGTTTCCGGCTAATTACGTAGCCGCCCATGAGATATCCACTATCACAAGTGGAGAAAGACTCACGTACCTTGCCTGGTTTGCCCAGGGCTCAGAATCTCAAGAAAAAGGGATAAACCCACAGTTGGAGATTTCAGACACAGGTGGACAAGTTTGGTTGAGCTCAATCACTGAAGACTATGATGAATACATCAACGGCAAGTATTCCGGAATGCCACCAGCAAGAGCAGCAGCGCACAGGTCTCGGAGCAATGACCATGGTTAATAAGTTTAATGACGTAGAAATGATGGAACTTGGTGCTGGTGTTTGTCTGTTTCCGTCGGCTATCGACTTTGACTGGGAATTTGCTATTAATTCCTGTAGGGAGCTTGTCGACAGAGACGCCTCCGCTATGTACACCGAAACAATTCATCCCGAAACTGGCGAAAAAGCGCTAGTAAATATGAGCGGCTACATTTTTGATTACGACACATTTGCATCGATGCCAAGTAGGTGTTCGTCCGCCCATCAGCAATGTTCAGATAAGTTTAGGGAAATGCTTGAGTTTTGGGAGGACTCGAAAGATAGGTATTTGCTCAAATACATGCTCAGATATCCCCTTTCTTACAAAAATATTTGGTGGAAGGTTAAGGGGCATATCGTTAGGTATTCATCTCCACCATCTGGAGTTGTGGGTAATCGCCAATACCTTGGCGTCCATTCAGACACAAGCGCCGACTACGTCTATGGATACGAACACCCATCCGACCAGCTAGCAACAAGAAATACACTATCCTGCATTGTCTACATTAACGATTGCGATGAATCTGGCGATGATGCTGTAAATTCATTTGCTGGAGGACACCATTTCTTTAACGAACTAAATATAAATTACAAACCACGAAAGGGGGACATACTAATGTTCCCATCAAATTACATAGCATCACATGAAGTGCTTCCAGTTTCCAGGGGGGAGAGATATTCATATTTGGGTTGGTATTCACACGGAAGCCCAAATAGCGAATATCACGAGCACATCGCAGACCCTGTTAAGGAACCAGAAATTGCAAAGGTTTCTACAAACGTTTACCTACCCAACTTGCGCAAAGACTTTAGAGAATACATACAAAATTGTGGGCCAGATAAACACTTCTATGCCATGTCTCTGGTTTCGGACGGTTTTTAATGAACATAACGCATCTAGGAAATGGAATTGTTCAGTTTGACAATGCAATAAAGTCAACACAACAAGATGTCGATAAGTATCTTGAAAACCTCCTCCTGTCCACCAACCATGAGGGTTACTCAAATTTGGGTAATGAGAATTTAAAAAATTCTGGTGGGTATAACCACAATTTAGAACAAGCAAAGATTGCCCCACATAGATACTTAAATGTAAATCATTTGGGAATAGAAAAAAAAGATTTTCAAACCTTGAGCGATTTGGAGGACTCCGGAACCAACTGTGTCAGTAAGTACTTGGAGATATTCCCATCTGCCGCAGGTGCCGTAAAATGGCGGACCAGGGGTCATGTAATTAGGTATCTTCCGGGACAAATGATAGGACCACATTCCGACGCAAATCTCCCATACGCAGATGATGGTTTGACTCCAATCTCATTGGCACCAATAGCAAATACTCTTACGTGTAGCATTTTCCTAAACGATAAATACACAGGTGGAAATCTAAGTTTCCGCCCATGGGGCATAACCGTATTCCCCAAGTTTGGTTCAATCGTTGTGTACCCTTCTAACTTTTCTGGTTGCCATGAGATAACACCAATAGAAACGGGAGAGAGATTTGCTTATCTTTCCTGGTTCTGCCACGGCGTTCTCGATATAAGCCCACCGGCAGAACATAAAAGACAAGAATTGCAGAACTTTTCGTATCATCTTGATTTTATTACTAGTCATTCAGCAAATTCGGTCCAACAGTTTGTTCCTGTTGGTCCAATAAAGTGAGGCGTATCAATGAAAATTGGAATTAATTCTCCCGGGAAAATGGGTGCAACAATCGCAAAGTCATTGCAATTAGCAGGACATTCTGTATTTTTCGCATCGATGGATAGGTCAATGGAGACTATACACAGAGCATCGGATTGCGGAATAAATAATTTATTCACTTTGGAGAAGCTTGCTGATGAGTGTGGGGCGATTATCTGCATAGGCACAAATGATGCAGCCATGGAAACACCAAGAAATGTATTAATAAACAAATACAAAGGTTTGTATATTGACTTAAATTCTTTGAATGGAGACGAGGAAGAACACCAGTGGAGGACCATCGTTTCTGGCCTAACAGATAACTACTGTGAGGGAGCAATTAGGGGGTACCCCATTGAAGATGAAGCTTTAACTGATAAAAAGCATCGACTCATGATTCTTTCAGGACCATCAGCACGGGAAGCAGCGGCATTGTTGTCGGGCGGGCTTTTTGATGTCCACGTATCTGCCGCTCCAGCAAAATACGTAAATCGGCTCATTGCGTCTGGCAGTATGTCGCCGCCAAAAGAGCATCTGTTTCAAGACAAAATAACACCAAAAAATCCCAAATGGGAAGATGAAATGCTAAACCTAATAGCAGAAAAATTCTACGTGGATGGAAGAACTGGCTCTGAAACGATGGTTTATATTTGGGAACAGATTCGCGACGGAAAACTGAGAGACATATGCATCGATTTAAAATTTCCAGAGCATTTGGGATTCATACATGGAATCAATACTTTTGGAAAACACTTAACAATGAACAATTCACTTGATAAGCCAAGAGGTGACTATCCATCTTGGCAGGAACCGAGATGAATATGGTGCTTCAGGGACTGCTTATATAAGTTGGTCGGGGTAAACTTTACCCCTGTTTTCTGTTTCTTTTATTACATCGCTCGCGTAATACGGCCGAGATAAACCGTTTTCCCCCTCAAGCGCCCGATTCTGATAAACAGGATTTGTTCTTGCTTCATCAAAATCCGATTGACCGTAATCTGAGTGTTTTGCATAGAGGGAGTAATCGTCATACAGGGAGTCAATCCAATGCGGACGACACCAGTCATCAACAGCATCTGGCTCCGACACATTTATTAAGACGTCATCATGTGATGAACCTTGTGAAAAGAACTCTAGATACCCGTATCGTTTCCCATGCGTAACAGTGTGGACGCCATGGGTGGCCATAAAGTTGCAAGGAAAAATTACTATATCTCCGGATTTTGCTTGGTGCTCAATATCAAGGTATGGAAAAAACAACTCCCCGCCTATGTAGTTTGTTCCATCCAATTCGGATGTGCTCGATACGCAGTCATTGATGTATGCCATTACGGCAACAACTTGACGCATCTGCACCTGCCCCTTGGGGACAAATCTTTCACCGTTTGTGGCCCTATAGTTTGAGTCATTATCGTTATGGATTCCCAAATAATCACCCTCGTCGTATCGCAGAAGGTGCCCCCTGCTCCTCCACCATATTGTTCCGAGAGCAAATGGGAATCTGTGAATGTACTTAATTAAGCACTTATAAATTTGGTCTTCCCAGTTCTGGAATATCTCAACAACTTCCGGCTCGGTGCCTTGCTGTACCGGCTGAAGAACACGAATTGGAACTTCCTCTATCTGTTCAATTGAGAATTTATTGCCGTCCTCGTTTACCGCATATTTCTGACCGGAGCTGTCGGTGTGATATTTCCATCTTTGCTCATGCGCCAGCTGTGCATTTCTGTCAGCCCATGGCATAATGAGTTCTTTGTTCGGATTAAATGCATTTCTGAAACAGACAACACCGCCGCCAAGATGAACGTCATTAATTGAATCAATTTCTAGTACTTCTGATTTACCAATTTTTGGCGTGCTCCCAAAAAATGGAGGAAATTGGACTGCTTTACTCAACGACAACCGAGGCGCTCGCAGGCGGTGGATTTTCCATGTTCCGCTTGTACATATCATACTGCTGGACAAACATTTTGAAATGCGCCCCAGAGTTCATGTAGTAAACAACTTTGTTCTGTGATGGTTGCAGTCCGCCGACAAATGCTTCCGTCCATTCCGTGGCTGCGGCCATCAACTCATTGGCAATGTGAGTGCCCATTTCGTCAACAAAAGTTGCGTTTGTTTCAGCAATATCAATACATGCAGCAATATCGTGGAGCGTGTAGTGATTCGTACCACTCTTAACCACTGGACCATTTGTTGTTGTGATTATTGTAAAAGCCATGTTTTTACCACTTTCCTATTGGGCACTTTGCCGTTTTAAGTCTCGTTTTTACTTTCATGAAGCAACCACATTCCTTACAGGTCATTGTCGGCCTGAATAAACGCGGGCACCCCAAGCATATCTTCAATCGCTCTTCCCCGTAATTAACTGCTGTGTCGCTCATTACGGTTTAGTATACACAAAGTTGTCGACAGCATTTGACTGAGAGACTGTCGCTGGAGCAATAGAAACGCCATGTTTTTTGCCTCTATTGGCCCCCGTTGCGGTATGGCTTCCTGTTATTGTTCCGCCTGCTGCCCCTGGTGCTGAAATTGATATACTTTCACCGACTAGTGTTACGGTTAGTGAAGTTGGTCTTGTTGGGTTACCAGCAGCCCCAGCCGCGGCAACCGTCTCGGTAGATGTGACTGTGTTCGTATTTGCAACAATCGAAACCGTTCCAGCAACGGCTTTTCTTATTATTGCTTTTTGCGAGTATGTCCAGGTTCTTGTTTCAGGATTTGTGTAGTATACCGTCGTGGTCGTGTACTGCGGTCTTGGGCTTTGTCCATTGCAGGCACCAGGGCAACCAGGGTCAGTTGCATCAAGATATATACAACAGTTTTGAATTTGATATTCATTGCATGTCCCTGGCGTTCCTGGGTCTGTCATTACGAGTGAGCAGCAACACGTTCCACCGCAGAGGTATTCGTCTCCGGCTTGATAGCCATAGAGAACATAACCACCACCACAATGGATTCCATCCTGATAGCAAGACAGTCCTGATGGTGTTCGATATTCATACGTTGCAGGTGTTCCCCCAGAGTAACTAATACAAACTACGTCGTAGCAAGTTCCACCAAACGGGGGGAACGAACTGTCGCCGTTATATATTTTCCCACCGCTACACGTGTTTCCGGTAAATGTTTGCTGTTCATAGCTGCCGCTAGTAGCAGGGTTTTGAACACTTGATTGCGTCATCTCCGTGTTGGCGGCAAACCAGTTGTTTTGGTCCACCACCCAGAATGCAGCACCCCATCCATCCCCGTTTGCTCTGTCAACTTTAACTGTTGCGTTTTTTGTATTAGTTCGCAATGTGGCTATCGGGTAGCTAGCTGCGGCGGTTGAGGTGGTCAGTTGGTTACTGGTGATTGCCCAGTCACCACTTGTCTCTGTCCATTTTTTTCCAGCAGCAGTAATGTCTGTGCTGTTTGCGCGATTAAAATCGTCAGACGTTGTTGGGAGGATTCTGCCCCCACCTGCCTCAACTATTCCAGGAATCATGTTAACTCGTTATATTTCCAACTAGAACCCATGTATTTGCTGCATACTTTACAAGTGTTGCAACTGCGAACTGTCCTCCAAGTTTTAATTGAGCGTCAAACCCGCCAACGGTTTGTGGGGATGTGGCGCTAAATGTAACTACTTGTGTGCCTGTTTGAAGAAAATCTATTCTGTCCCCAACTGTAAATGTTGCATCAGAGGTTGGTATGACAACCGAAGTACAAGACGAAAGCACCACTAAACCACCAACATCGGAAGCCGCAATTGTGTGTGTCGCACCTTGCTGAGCAACAATCGGTGACCTAAACCCAGAGCGAGCTGCACCAGTAGCTAAATCTGTTGTCGTAATCGAACCAGACAGACTCAATTTGCTATAAGCAATTGCTGCGTTACTCTTGATGTCGGCATTGACAATCGAATCGTTTTCAATCATCGCACTGGTAATCACTCCAGTGTCAGCCAGGGTCACAGCTGTTCCAGATATTTTGGTTTTATCTATCGCAGCAGAAGCATTTATATCAGCATTAACGATAGATGTTGCTAGGTTCAACTTGCTGTATGCAATTGCCGCCGAAGTGTTTATATCAGCGTTGACAATCGTTCCGTCAAGAATCTTTCCTGATGTAACAGCACCATCTGCTAGTTCTGTTGCGGTAATTGTCCCAGCAGCAATATCTGCTGCTATTACCGTGCCTGGGGCAATTTTGTCAGATGTTACAGAGTTGGCAGCTAGCTTTTGCGTGGTGATTGCACCATCTCCAACCGTAAATTGCGCTGAGTCCTGCCACGAAGCGCCGTTGTAATATTGAATTAAGTTCAATTCATCGATATAACAAATGCGGCCTTCGGACAGCGCTGGCTTGCCGCTTCCTCCTTGGGATACGGGAATTCCGTCGCCAAACGCCGCATCGCGCGCTGCTGTGGTCGCGAAACGCGCAACCACCTGGTCCATGAGATACGTGTTTATGTCTGCTGCATATGCAGTATCACCAGATAGAAATAGTCTTACACCTGTACCGGCCATTTAGAAATCTCCTAAATTATTGTGTTTTATTTTAGCATTATGTTTCATACTGGTCACCCGAACGAGATGCTTCCATCAAGCAAACCATACGTGACGTCATCAAGTGTTAAGAAGAATTCGTCAATAGTTTGGTGAGTAACCACGTATCCCATAGGTCTAGCCATATTCACTGATTGGAGTATGGCATCGCTTGATTCACCGACATTTGCATCAATTGTTTCGTTTGTTAGCGTCTGAATGCGAATCGCAAAAGGGTCTCCACCGAAATATGGCGTCAACGAAACAGACTGTGTGGAAGCCTCTCCATCTTTTGTCCTGATTGTCATCTGTTTTGCAGATTCAATCATTGCATGTCTTGTCCCAGCACCTCTTCCATAATGGCTCCCATAGAGCTGCCACTCCACAAAGTCTCGCTGAAGACCGGCGTTATTGAAATAAAGAGTCCCATCAGATAACTGAAAGTTACGATGGATTCTTTCCCCATTGAATTGAGCCAGCCAACTCAAATACGCGTCTCGAGCCGCTGATGGAGAAACAAGCGAACTCTGAACCCAACTGAGAATTCCCTCGTCCTGTGTTACCAGCTCTTCGGCCTCAAGACCGTACATCTCTTCGTATTCAGATTTTGTGTCACCAGCAGCAGATGTAAGCACGTCAATAAGTCTAAAAAAAGGATAAGTCGGATATGACTGAGATGAGTCAAGTTCCCAGTAAAAATCAGGTAGAAAATTTCGTATTCCAGATACGAAATCATTAGAGTAGAAATCCAGGTCGTGAATTAGGTGTGGACATGTCAACCATATGTTTGACGCATTATGTCCAGTGATAGATATTCTTACACTTAAGGTGTGAAGCTCTGAATCATCCGGAACGGTTATTCTATTTGACTGAATAGCGTTGTATTCACCGCTGCTAAATGACTGAATATTTCCTTCAATTCCAGTTGATGAACCATCAAGATAAATCATTGTTGATAAATCGACAGAAGACAGCGCTTTGATTCGCATATTAAAGGAAAGAATTCGTCCATTGTCTTCGAGATATAATGGAACATCTTCTAGTGTTACTAATATTTCACCAGTAGATGATGGGTTTAATTGCAGAACGTAACGAGTATCAACCAAAAAGTTAGTTGAAACTATTGTTAATTCCGAGTTAGTTGATTCCCAATCGTTTGAATATGCGCCGAGTTCAACAATTTGTCCACTATCATTTACTCGAAGCAGCGCACTATCGTATGGCAAAAGGTTACGTGTTGTAGCCATTGTTAACTTATTTCCAATACCGTAAACGTAAGGTCAATGTCTTCAACTGCAATTATTGGCAATGAGCCTTTTTTATGAAATAGCAAGTCGTTGCCCAGTTGTGGCAACCAACCGGAACCAGTTGGAGAGAGCGTGAGTGATTCAACAAAAACCACACCAGGGACATTGCTTATAAGTGATATTAGCTGTGTCTGTCTCACTCTATCTTGGGTGTATGGATATTTTGCCGGACTTATGAAGTCGACCAACGCATTAAGTACGGCACCCTCCACGGATGCAGCATCATACGATTCACTTATCACAACTTCTCCAGAAATTTCTAATGTGCAAATTTCTGGGTCTAACATTTCAAAAGTTAATCCAGCAACTGATTTTGCGCGAATGTCAGCAACAACGTTTGTTTTTTCAATTGATGTTAAATAAGTGTTTAGGCCATATCCAAAAACAGTTACGAAACCAGACACATCCTGACCAGCGTAAGCAGAAGCAGTAACTGTGGTGCTTGCTGAGTTTGTTGCTACTTTGACGAAATTAACCGTATCTGAACCGGTAGCAGTTATTTCATGCAAGCCATTAAATGTTGCACTTACCGAAGGGTCAAAAACCTCTAATTCAATTGTGTCACCAGTTATGAATAGGTGTGGTGCTGCTGTCTGAATTGTTGCCAGGTTATTATCCAAGAATGTTTTTATGACTCCGGCTTGTCTTTTTACAGTTATGTCGCCGCTTGTATCATCGCCATTAGTCAAGTCATATGTTTTGACACGACTTATAACGTCTGGGTATTCAGAAAGAACATATGAGTCGACTTGTGTTGCTCTTGTGAGGGACGAAGTAAGAGAACGCAAATAAGTTGTAGCTCGTGATAGGTAGTCTGTATCTGAGTCTGAGTTAATTCCATTTGCAAAATTTGAAGGCGTTCTAACCGTTACTGTTTGGATTTGTGTTCCAGAAGAAAGTATTTTTAACTGAGCTCCATCATCTATTGGTGGAATAATTCCTGGCGTTAAACACACAATGGTTGCTGATGCGCTCGGATAATCTACAGATATCTCCAAATCAGTCGGTTCCAGTTCCAGTGCAGATGTTGTCTGAAATGGAAATTCCTGTAATTCATCTTCAAACAACGCTTCAAAGCTGAAAACCGTTCCAGCAGGTATTGTTCCGCCATCATATGTGTTGAGCGTGATGGTGACATCAATCTCTGCTGGAATAGCCTCCTGGCGAATAAATCCGAGCATTCCCACAATTCCTGCCATAAGCCTATTTGGAAGTCTGTTTATTGCAGCAATATTCAACGCACTTACATATGCCATTGCCTGAAAAATCGCGTCTTCTGGAGAACCAGTACGGAGATTGAATTCAGGCAAGCTGAGTCGAGCCAACTCAATCGAGTCGCGATAAATGTCGCCTGGTTCCTTGTCAAAAATTGTGAGGTTGACGTATTCTGAAAAATCTGCTGGCATTTTAAACCTACGAGCTTTGTATTTCAAAAGCGAAAGAAACTTTGGTTTTACCAGTGTTTCCTTCGTTTGATGTTGTTGATAAATTGGTTATTCTTATTTCTGGAACATACCTCGACGCATTTAAAACAAATAGCCCTTTATCTACAGTCCTAAACGCAGGGTCGTTAGCACCAAAAGCTGGAGTGAATGGATGGGTCATTGGTTCTGTAAGAATAATAATTGAAAGCAATTGTGCATAATAGTCAGTTGTTCCGTCTCTTAGCTTTTTAAAACCAGTCGAATCAAATTGAACCGGGAATTGAATCATGTCCATCTTTTCACCTCCTAATGACTATGCGAATTAAGTTGACTTTGAAGATTTGCCACTTGCGTCTGAAGAGCGCTAACGGTTGCCTGCAATTGCTCAAAAAGAACTTTTGAGGCATAAACGTCGGCTTTTATTTTTGCAGACCCATAAACCATTATTTCATTAAAGAACTCATCCGTGAATGAACATTTCACTACATCTCCAACTGAGTATTTGTTAAGAGTTGTTGTTCCAATTGGAGTAATCGGACCGTATGTTGAACCAATAGCAGGAATGGAAACACTAATTTGCCCAGAACTATTGACTGCCGTTACATTTGCTGTGAATATCCGACCAGCCTTAAGCGGGTGCGATGATGCTTTTTGATTATCAACGATGTCCGGTCTATTACGAGCCATTGCTTATCCTCCTAGACCCATAGCGATGTCGAATCGCCTGCCGTATTTGGAATAGAACCACGTGACCCAGAGTATTCAGGAAAACGCTTATCTAGTATCAGAGACTGCTGTTTGGATAGTAAATATGCATAATCACGAGCATTCAAGATAGCTTTTTGCTTAGTTTCACCACGAACAACAGCAAGGTATTTTGCTGTTCCAAGATATCCCCCGTCAGCGTTATATTTAGCTATTACTTCTGCGCTGCTCTTTAGTACGGCCACGCCACCCTGTGTATATATGGCCGGGAGCAATACTGCCCTCCATTCACTTCCGAATTCAAACTCGTATGTAATTGAAAATATTGTCAGAGCATCAGACCCTGATGGAAGAACTGGACGCGAGAAAAGATTTATGTTGCCTGTATATAGAACTGAATCGGCATCATTTGTGCTTGCTTGGCCTGCTCCGCCTTGTGCTATTGCCCCCTTGAGCATTGGGTAGGTAATGGTCAGGTTTGCATACTGCATTCTTGGGTAACGCAATTGGTTTGATTGGTCAGGTATCGGGAGTAAGCGTGCATCCAGTGATTCTGAAGTAATCTTTTTCCCTGTTGCGTTTTTTGCAGATTGGACCACAGTTACTGGAGTGGTCTGTGTCCCAGCAAACGGAACGTATGTTTGTTGATACGTGACGCCAATTGGCAGAAGTTTTGGTTTATTCTTTTCTTCATCACGCTGCGGCGTTCTAAAAGAGACGCTTACTGGCTCTGAAGACATCTCGTCAAATGAAACAGATTCGATTATATAAAAACCCGACATGTTCGGAACGTTGCCAACATACGCCGTCATGCCTGGTCGAATCTGCGTTCCGTTGGTTCTCTCAACAACACAGGAGCCATCTGCGGCATACGGGTCATTGTCAGACTTCGTGATGCTTGGGTATTGTGTCAACTTAAAATACCCTGGTGTACCAAGATACTGAAATTGAGGCGTACTTTGATTAGGATACTGAAGGGGTATCCATCGTTGCGTTTTTTTACCAGTTTGTTTCTTTTGGCCAGTTGTTTTGTCAACAGTAAACTTCGGTACCTGTCTTGCGTTGGTGCCCCATTTATGAAGAAGAAATTGTTCTGATGCAAATATTAAATATCCATCAGTTTCAAAACAAACAAATTTTGCATCTCCAGCAAGACGGGTAATTACATCCCACAATGATTCTGCTTGTTTTTCTCCAGAAGCTTTTGTTATATTTTGCTTCTTTGTTGTTTCTTGTCCGTAAAACTTTAAACCGTATTTTGCAGCTGCACGCCTAACGAAATCCGTTCCTTGCCCTTTGATTGTGTCGGGTCGTTTATCTCTCTTCATTTGCTGTATCGCCTTGGAGTAGCAATCAATACTAAAAGTAGGACTACTGCCAGGGCCCTGGGATACTGTCACCTTGGAAATCTCAAACAACTGTTTAACGAGCGCAGCACTTCCCGACCCGTCATCTATGCGTCCAAGTGTTTGCGTTTCATATATTATGTCCCTGCCCAGAGTGAAAAAATTTTGTCCTGACATGCGTAGCTCTGGGTCCACCAGCTCAAAGCTCAACTGAGAGGCCATATCCATCGAATAGCTAACATTCACACTTGTAACAAGTTTTGAAATGTCCGCATAACCATTTGATGACGTGTTTGACAGGTCGGCAATAAGAATCTTCCCCTGGTATGGCCCCCTATACTGACGGGAGTAGCGCCATCCAGCAAATGTTGTTAGGTCAGCAGCCATTCGTTCTCATTATTTAGTTGGGATTCCAGGGCATCCAGCAGTAGACAGCATTTTTGCGCGAATATTCGCTGGTATTCCTGGATTTTTAGTGAATATCTGAGTGCATAAGTCATCTGGATTGTTGGTTGTTCCTCCGGGAGTTGAAGTACTTGGAGTAATTTTTGGAAGTACTGCTATAAGCGGCGTTTCTAGAGGCAATTCTAAAATTGACATATTTACTGTTGCTCTGTTTATTTCACCTGTTGGTGTCTGGCTAAATACAGAATCATTACTTGACCTTGTTCGCTGAACAGAAGTAATTGACATATCGACAATTGCAAAAACGATTCCACTTCCACCGGTCCAAGTTGGGTAGGTGAGTTGCTCGGTGAACATTGAGTCAAAACCTAAAAATATGACAGGTTCTGGCCGCATGGCCATAGTACGAAGTTCACGTAATTTTTCGTCACATGAGGTGAAGATGTTGTTGTTGTCGCCAACCAAAAATTCGAAACTAATCTTCATTAGTTTGAAGTTCTTGAAGTCAACAAAAGGCGTATTATTTACTCGCGGAATCTCGGTCCATTCAGCGCCAATGTTTGAATATGAAACGTTATTTGGGCGATAATCGAAAACAAAACGTGCTGGTCTTGGGGCTGTTGAACCATCTGGATTATTGTAAAACTGCACCATCTGGGGCTGGTCTAGGGAGTATGAGTAGTCACCACCCTCCCCTTCTGAGCCACCGGTTGATTTAGATACCACAACCGTTGTTCCACTTGTGCTTAATCCATTTTCGTAGTTCTGTATTGCTCCGGTTTTGCGCAACGTATCCATGGCAATCGTTCCGCTATATATTTTAGAAATTCGTGTATCAGCATCAAGTACTATCGTTTTAGCTGCAAGAAGAGATAGCCCACCAGACACGAGTTCTTTTATCTGCGAATTAGTAAAATTCGTCAAATTCAAGTCTGCTGAGTCACCTATAAAAGATGACCATTTTGATGCGTCAAAGTCCCCAACGTCCGGCAATGACTGAAGCGCGTTTGTGTTGGCCAATGGGAAGAATCTTTTTAACTGTGGATGATACCAATACTGTATCCAAGTGTTAGATGAGTCGCTGAGTTTTTTCCATTTATAAATGGAATCAGAAAGATATGGATTTTTTGAATAGTCAAACTCAGTGTCTGACCAGTTGAATTTGTAATTTACTGCCTCGTAGACTTCGTTTCCAAAAACTATTCTTGCTCCGACAGAATAGTCATTTACTTTATTCTTATTCGGATTTGCTGAATTCTCTGGGGTCCGTTGAAAGTCTGGTTCACTAAATGTATATTCATCCCCGTTTGTATATGTTATGTATTCTTCGTCAGATGGTGTTACTTCAGCAAATGGAAACCAGTATTTTTGCGCAGACACGAGAGAATACGATTCCGGGAAAACAGGTGTTGACGTATTTTCGACTTGAATATACTTTCTTTTAAGTGGGTAGTTCTTAAATAGGCTTAACGAATCTGAAGCCGTATACCCAATAGTAAAGAGTCTGATTGTTCCGGTTGAGGCCATTAGCTACGCTCCCTGGCGTTTCTTTCTTTTTCAGCAATCTTTGCCATCACCATGTTTGCGATTGCCTCTGGTGACTGCGTTGCTCCATTAATCTCGATGTTGAAGTAGTTTGTGCTTCCACCACTACCTGCTGTCATTGTTGACATCCCCATAGGCGCCATGGGAGATGAAGTGTCTCCAGCTCTAGCTGGGACTACATGTAGGTGTCGATTTGCTTGCGTTCCGTGGAACTCTGCAAACCCGCCGTTTTCGTGAACAAGACGCGAGTATGCGCCAAGGTTTTGGCCAGTAAGGTCATACGCTCTTCCGGTTACATGGTCTGAATTGATTGAGCCAAGTCCGACTGTTCTGTAGGCGGATGTTACGTTTCGTTTGCCAGTTAGTTGGCTGTCCATTGCTGCGTGACGGGCCATTGTCTGCGAAAGCCTGCTTGAAGTTGTATCACCACGCGGAGTTGTGGTGTCCTGGTTCATAATTTCAGCCATTGCAGACTTTGACCACCACTCTGGTTTATCCTGCATGTTTTCAAAGAATCCATCTAGGTATCCATTGAATTCTTCAACTGCGGACTTCAGTCCTTCTGATGCCGTAGCTAAGTCGGCAGTCTTGTTGGCAATTTCATTAAGTGCTTCTTCTGGTGTCCGTTCAAGCGCTAGTCCACCAAGACCAACCGTCGATAGAATGTTTCTTATGTCCTCGTCTGTATAGTCGCCTTTATCTCCAGTAAATAGCGCACCCCTATTTGTTAGATTCAAGAACTTCGTCATATCCTGGTCGCTCAAACCGCTGATTAGTCGAGAAGCCATATTTGCGTCAGTGTTAAAACCTAATTCTCCAAGCATGGCCTGCAATTGACCACCGTATTGATTTCCTATTCCTTTTTTAACTTCTTGTATTCCAGTTTGGTAGCTTGGATTAATGGCCCCATATTGTCCCTCGAATACCTGACCAGGCGCATATACGCCCTGTCCTTCTGTACCAAATGAACCAACTGTGGCAAGATAAGCTTCGACAGGGTCTCCACCGGTTGAGGCCAATATCTGCTGGAAATAATTTTCAAAATAACCTTCTACGGCAACAGTTTTTTCTGTATCACTCAAGCCTCCTGAAACAAGCGTGTCTCGAAGGCCTCGAGATGAAGAATTTATTGCAAGTATGGACTCTCTTCCTTCACGACGTTTTCTAAATATATCTCCAGCTGCAAGGAACAAATCAACAAATGCATTTTTGAGTTCTTGCGCTGTTTTCACAACATTCTCGCCAAGCGCTTTTAACAATTCATTGAATTTAACCGTCGGGTCGTATATGTTTACACCAAGATTTTTTGCAAGAATTTCTAATTCCGCACCGCTTTTTCCAGTGATTTTTGTAAGGTACTGCATGCGCAGGTCGCCCTGCTTGTCTATGTCTTTAAATCCTTGCATTTTTGCAAGAAATTTTGCATCAATGCTTGCATTTTCCATACTGCTGTAGTCATCTGGAAAAAATGGATTATCGTCTTGTACACCTGAAAAACCAAGTTCATTCAAAAACCCATATGCACGCTTATCTCTGCCGGATTTGCCCTTGCCCATTATTTCTTCGTATTTGCTTTTTGGAATGCTGATTCCTAGCTTCTCTTGATTTGCATATACTTCCTGAAAGACTTCTTCAATTGTTTTTTGACCGCCACCCTTCCCATACAAATCCTTTTGTTTTTGTGTTCTTGAGATTGCGAGTATTCCCGTGGCTGCACGCATCCTCCTGGAAACAAAATCTTTGGCGACATCGCCGAACGCACCGCCACCGCTTAACATGCCGCCAGCTTCGTATGTTCTTTTATTTCTTTCAAATTGTGTTCCAGCAGCAGTTGCAATGCCGGAAAATATTTGCCTGATACTTTCACGAGCTACTTCTCTGGCTTGCTTCATTTCATAAGCACCTTTATTTATGCTGCCTTTGATTACGCCAAATACTCCTCCGATTACCGCACCAGCCAGTGCTCCGTATGCTCCTCCGAACTGCGCGCCGAGCGCTGCTCCGCCAGCTGCTCCAGCAAGGCCGCCTTTGAGTCCGCCACGAGCAGTCATGGCGCCACCTATACCAGCTACCGCGATACCAAGTCGCGGGTCAAGCTGCGATACGGTTGCGCCGAGCGCCATTGCTCCACGCATTTCTTCTGGCGCATACTGGCTGGCCATTCCAAGCCCCATCGCAGTACCCATTCGACCACCGAAGCTCTTACCGAATTTCTGCTGCGCTGCACCGAATTTTGTCATGTTTCTTTCTAAGCGTAAATTCTGTCGCATGGCACGTATATTTTCTGCTTGCCTTGCGAGAAATTTTCCGCCGCGTGCATCGATTGCTGAATCTCGGTTTGCTCGTATGGCATTTCTTTGTTCCTGGAGGTTTACATATCCACCCACGGTTTGTCCGTCAGCATTTTTTAGATTTGGGTCATATGCAGCCTGTCTCATGTAGTCCATGCCGCGTGAAGCAGCAGTACCAACTCTTCGCGCAAATAGTTGAGCCCTATCGGCTCCTGCAAGTGCCCCATAACGAACATGCGCTCCGGCCCTCGTCATTGAGTTGCGCATTGCTTCTCCGTATGTAGCGCCACCACCAACTCCGCCAGCGGCATATTCTGATGCGCTGAGACCACCCCTTTCTGCCGGGGTCATTGCTGCTGCTGATGCATAGTCCCTAGTGCGTGCCATGATTGATGCACCAATTCGCGAACCAATGCCAGGGCCAGTTGTAAACCCGAGCGCAGCATCGCGACGCCGTGCGTATCCCTCAATCCTTCGGGCTGTTGCTGCTGCCATCCCGTTATTGGTTGGCTCTCGATACCCTATGCCAAGGGCCTGAAAGAATCCGGTGGATGGAGTAATGGAGCCAGCTCCTGGAAATTCTTTCGGTGAACCTCCAGCTTTCGATGCCATACCAGCAGTAGCCAGTCCTGAGGCGAGACCCTTTTTTGCTTCCGGCGAACCACTGACAGCTGCAGCCCTTCCTCCGCTGGCGAGTCTTGACATTTCCGAAGGGCCAGTTGGTCCTGTAAGTGCAGCACTTCCAACATTTACTGTTCCTGCTGTTACGTTCATTTGCTGGGTACTCATTGCGCCGACGCCAGGCATCATCATGCCCTTAACGCT